TGGTGGTGGGGATTACTTCAGAAGAAGCTGTCGGGGTTGGCGTTCTTTGACTATCAGGCTCTTTATGATAGGTTCGAAGAAGAGTTCCCTAATATGTATGAGTTTCAGGGGATGGAAGCCTGTCTTAACACGGAGTATCTACCAAATAATGGGTATGTCGTTGTTGCAGGATTTATTGCCGAACTCGAGGTGAAGAAGACGAAGAAAGGTGATACGATGTGTCGTTTGATATTAGAGTCAAACTACGAGTTCCTGGAAGTGATTATCTTCCAACAGGAATATGAACAGTTAGAGCCGTTATTGTCTTGTGGTAGAGCGAACCTTATTCTTATGAATGGTTCACTATCTTATGATAAGAGGAAAGAAGTGAATGTCCTGAGGGCGAACTACGAAACGAATATCGTCACGCTGACACTATAATGAAGACTGGTTACATATATTGCGCCACCTGTCTGCCCACTGGGAAATCATACTTTGGGCAGACAGTAAAGAAAGTTTCCGAAAGGTGGGGAAATCATGTTCGAAGTGCGTTCAGGGGTTCCGACCACAAGTTCCACCGAGCCATACGAAAGTATGGTGAGGAGAACTTCCTGGTCGAAGAGGTGATGACAGTTTCCGCTCCTACGAAAGATGCTCTTAAGAAGAAACTTGATTATATCGAAATACGCTTAATTAAGCGGTTTGATACAAAGATTAGTGGATACAACTCAACCGATGGTGGTGAGAGTAAATTAGGATACATTGCTTCGGAAGGAACGAAAAGGAAAATTTCTGAATCTAATTGTGGAAGAAGAAGTCCTTTTAAAGGCAAGGTTCATTCAGAGGGTTCCAGAATTAAAATGAAAACTTCGCATTTAGGAAAGAAGTTATCTGAAGAAACCAAAAGGAAAATGTCAGAGTCTCATAAAGGTTTGAAACATTCTGAAAATTCAAAGTTGAAAATTAGGAAAGCTCATCAAGGAAAGAATCGTCCAAGGCTTTCAGAAAAGTGGAAACAAAATATATCAATTTCATTAAAAATTAGAAATTATGGACATACTCGTACATTTTAACGACGTCCCAGTTACGTTAAAAACAAATGGTTTTGAAGATACGGTTGATATAGACCGTCTCACCTCAATTGATTACAGTAACTTATATGGCGAAGCCGTGACAGTCAGCGCACTCCTGAATAAAGTAGGGTTGCTGCGTGCGGAAGCCGAGCGTGCCGTGTCAGAAAAGAAGCTCGAGAAAGAAGTTTACGAAGCCGACATGAAGAAAGGTTGGCGACGTGAGGCGAACCGTAATGGTGGGAAGTTCACTATTGAAGAGGAAGAAATCAAGCTGTCAGAAAAGGCTCTTGATGAGGCTCTTCTACTTGATGAAGACTATCAGAAACTCTGTCTGGAATACATTGAGGCACAAAAGAATTTCAGTGTCCTTGACGCACTCCAATGGTCGGTACAAGACAAGTCAAAGAAGCTGAACAACCTCCTCAAGCCTGTTACTCCCCAGGAGTTCCTGAGCGAGCTTGTAGAGGGAAAGGTGAACAGTTTCTTGATTGCGAAGAAAGGGTTCAAATAAAATTTTTCTGAAGATTTTCGGGGAAACTCTTGTATAATTCGAATCAATCCATTACCTTTGTATCATCGTTAAATCATTAAACAATTTAGTTATGGCAAAGAAAACAACTCAACCCAGCGTTTCAGAAGAATTTAAAGGTTATATTCAAGTAACAGAGGATTTCTACCTTAAACAAGTAGAGGCACACAGAACGTCGTATGACGTGTATCAGTTAAAGAAGTCAGACAGTCCGAGACACCCAAACGGAAAGATGGATGATATGGCTTATGGTTGTTCACTCCCCAGAGCTCTTCAACTGATTGCCCATGCAAAGGCTGGACAGGATGCAACTGACATCCTTGAGCTCATGGAAACTATAAAGAGTTATGAGGAGAAATTCCTCGAAAACGTTACAAGAATAGTGAAAGAATCGAAATAATTATTCATATTTTAAATTTCATTTGATTATGGTATTCGACCGTTCAAAGTACAAAGCTGCGTCTCTCTCCAAAGTGAGTGAGACGGTTCAGCAAACCAAACAGTTCGACACCTATTTTGGTGGTAAAGGTGATTATGCGCAATTCTGGAAACAGAAAGACGGAATCACAGTGAAACGAGTTCTTCCGGCTCATGAACCAGGAGACTCCCCGTATGTTCCTATGCTTACAGCGATGCTGAAATGCGAAGTTGATGACAAGGACAAAGACGGAAACGTAATCGGCAAGAAAATTGCTAACAAGAAAATCTTCTTGGCTACTCTTCACGGTGGATACCCCTACGATATTATCGAGGAGTATATCAAGCGTGTCTACGAACAGGCTGAACAACTTCAGGACAAAGATGAGCGTGCTCGCTTCCTGAACCCGATTACGGGTTATCGTATGGGTGGCAAGAACGGTACATGGGTTCCCGGAATTCGTCCGCAGCTTGAATACGTGTATTATGCGCTCATCGAAGGAAAGATTTGGCGAGATAGCCTGAAACCGAAACAGATGGAAGCACTGAACAAAGAGTCTGCCGACCTTTGTGCTCAGAATGACACCGCTGCCGTGGATATGTTCAGCGACCCGTCAACTGGCTTCCCTATTCAATGGAGTCGTGGAAAGGACGACAATAACAAGACAGTGGAAACACTGAAATCGTTGCCGTTGAAAATGGGTCAGACTTGGGAAGACTACTTCGACAAGAACGCTGTTCCTGACAAGGTATTGGAAGAACTTGACGGTCTCCCCAGCCTCCAAAAACTGTACGTGGACTGCTATACGAAGAGGGACTTCAATTATGCTCTTGACGGTCTGAAGCGTTTCGACGATGCTAACCAGTATCAGATTTTCGCGCAGGATGACTTCCTTGACATGATTGAACAACTTCAGGAAATGGTAGAGGAAAAGACAGGCGAGAAACCGTCTGGTGCTGATGACCTACCTTTCGGTCCAAGTGAAGAGGAAAAGAAACCTGCTGCAGCTCCTGCTGCTAAGAAAGCACCGACAGCCAAGGCTCCGGCTCCTGCACCGAAGAAAGCCGCAGCGAAAAAGAAACCTGCTGAACCTACTCCGGAAGAGAAACTGAAAGTTGTCAACGAAGAGTTCATTCGCCAGTACGGTGAAGGATACGAAGAGTTGGAGCTTGAGGGGGAAGAACTTGAAGAGGCTTATCAGCTGGCTGTCAAACACGAAGACCTCGGATACGACATTGAACACGTTCCAGGATGGGATGGTTCCGATGACGGTGATGGGGGTGATGACAACGGTGGGGAAGACCCTGACGATAGCGGTGACGCTGGTGACGACCCCGAACCAGAAGATGAAACTCCAGCTCCAGGAGTAAAAGCTCCAGCCGACGCTGGTAGTGCATCTGGTCAAAGTGCCATTGACCGTATTCGTGCTATGCGTGCGAAGAAAAAGTAACATTTGATTCAGGTACAGAAAGAGAGTCCAAGCGTTATACACTTGGACTTTCATTTTAAATATTTCGACAATGAATAAAGAACCAATCGCAATAATTAGTACAGACAAACATCTTCAGGAGTCGAATGCTGTCGAACTGCTTGATATAGCGGAACAGGAAATAGCATTAGCTCAACGGATGGGGGTCTCGGTTGTAATTTGGCTCGGTGACATATTCGACTCCAGACTAAGCCAGCGTCAGGAACTTCTCACCTGTCTAACAGAGATGATTGAACTGTACAGCGCATCCGGCATAACAATTTATTGTATTCCTGGAAACCATGACAAGACGGATTATGAGTCTGACGAAAGTTTCTTGACCCAGTACAGGTATCATCCGGGATTTAACCTGTTTGAAGTTCCTACGACTATTGAGATACAGGGTGTGGAATGTCATTTTGTTCCATTTTACAGTCAGGATATTTGGCTTGAGAAGTTTGGGGAGCTTCCTACTCCTCTTTCAAAGAAATCAATCTTATTCAGTCATACAGCCGTACAGGGTTCTATCAACAACGATGGAAAGGTAGTAAACAACCGTATCCCGCTGAGCCTTTTCAAGAAATATGGGAAGGTGATGTTGGGGCACTATCATGACGCTCAACAACCAGGAGCCAACGTGTTTCACCTGCCGAGCACTCGCCAGAACAATTTTGGGGAGGATGAGGATAAGGGGTTCACGATATTGTACGATGATACTTCCTTCGATTTTGAAAAGGCATCTTTTGTTCCGTATAAGGAAATAAAGGTTGATGTCCTTAAGACCTCAAAGGACGAGCTCCTAAAACTCGCTAAAACGAACACAGATGGCGTCAATGTTCGGATAACACTTGTCGGAGACCAACAGGCTGTAAAGGCAGTGAATAAAAAGGTTTTCACTGAACATGGTATTTCAGTGAAGGCAAAATATACGGACGTGGAAGTTACGGAGTCGGAAGAAGCCGAAGCCGTTCAGGAATTAAGCGGCACGGACATAGATGAAAAGTTCAAAGCATTTTGCGAAGAAAAAGGCTATGACCATTCCGAAGGGTATGAACTATTAAAACAGATAATGAAATGGCAGGAGTAGAAGATTTGGTAAACTCGCTACAAAAGAAGTTCGGAAAAGAAGTAGTGGCGGGAAACAATCAGCAAGGAGTCGAGTTTGTGTCGTCGGGGAGCTTGTCGTTAGACTTGGCTCTCGGTGGCGGATACGCTCTCGGACGTATTATTGAACTGCGTGGGTATGAATCCTCAGGAAAGACCACGCTGGCTTTAACAGCTTGTAGAAACATTCAGGAACAGACGGGCAAGGCTGTTCTCTACATTGACCGTGAAAATGCTATTGACATGGATTATGTAGAAGCAATTGGGGTGAATATCTCTCCCGAGATGTTTATTCTTTGTCAGCCTGGAGTTGCGGAAGAGTGTCTTGAAATTATTCGGGAAGCGATTAAGTCGAAATCAATCGGTGCTATCGTTCTTGATTCCGTGGCTGCGATGTTCCCTAAATGTTATCTTGAGGCTGACGTGGGTGATGCTAAGATGGGTGTGCTTGCTCGTCTTATGGCTACATGGCTTCCAGGAGTAATTGGTGACATCAAGAAGAACAATCAGTTGATGATATTCATTAATCAGTATCGTGACAAGATTGGTGTGGTGTACGGTTCACCGAAGACGACTCCCGGAGGAAAGGCTCTTGGCTTCTATTCATCACAGGTGCTTGACATTGCGAAGTCGGGTGTGGTAGGTGATAGAGGTGAAGAAGTCGCTAACCACATCAAAGTAAAGGTTGAGAAGAATAAGGTTGCGCCTCCTTTGCGGAAAGCCGAGTTCGACATTCGTTTCGGGGAAGGAATTGATAAGGCTTCAGAGCTGTTATCAGTTGGCGTGGAACGAAACGTTATTGAGAAGGCAGGGTCGTTCTTTAAGTACAAAGGAAAGACACTTGCACAGGGAGCTGAAAAGGCAAGAGAGGTTATCTTGAATGACCCCGACCTTGCTGAAGAACTTGAAGAATTAATCACCCAAACAATTTAGTATGGAACTGACCTATTTACGTTTGAAGAATTTCTTGTCGTTCAAGGAGCTAAAACATAAATTCCTGAACGAGCCTGTCTTAATCAAGGGAAAGAACTTGACAGAGATTGAATCAAAGGAAACAAACGGAGCAGGGAAGAGCACAATGGAGGCTGGGATTGCGTATGCAATCCTGGCAAACTCCTTGAAAAAACAGACTCTTGACAGAGACTTGATTTTGTGGGGAGAGGAGGAAGCTGACATTTGGCTTGACATTTACTGCCCGATAAGAAAACAGACGCTGAACATACACCGGACTCTTAGACAGAAAGGTTCAGCGACATTGGAGCTTATGCTCAATGAAGAAGAGGGTTCGGTACAGTTTGCAACCGTAAACGATGGAAACGCTTACATCCTGAAATGGATAGGTATTTCAGCGGAAGACCTGAAGAGTTTCTACATCCTGAATAAAGAGAACTTCAAATCATTCGTGAGTTCCTCTAATACGGACAAACTTTCACTCATCAACCGCTTCATCAAAGCTGAACAGTTAGATGATGCGGATAATGTAATCAAAGAGAAGATTAAGCCGTTACAGGAAAAGCAACAAGCTGCCGAGGCAAAGGTTCACACGATAGAGGGTGAATTGAGCGTCTATACAGGACAGTTGGCTGCGGAGCGAGAACGTAATCTTGAGGAGGAACGACAATCGCTTATAGAGCGTATTGAGAGTCGAATCGACCAAGTCCTGTTAGATTACGACAAGGCTGAGGAATCAATCAAGAACTCAAAGTTGGCTATCAAGTTAGCGAACCAGAGCATCTCTAACAACCAGACGAAGATTCAGGTTGCTGAACAACATCTTCAGGAACTGGAGGCGATTGACTATTCAGCACAGTACGATAAACTCACGGAAGAGCGAAGCGAGACTGATACGGCTGTGGAAACAGTTCGTAAGAAGAAAGAGGCAGCGGAGAAGTTGTCATCCCAATACACGGCTGATGTCAATAAGCTGTCAGCAATCCTGAAAGGAACAGTGAAGTGCCCGAAGTGCGGAACGGAGTTCGTTACGACGGATGAAACGGTTGATGTCCCTAAAACAAGGAAAGACATGACCGATAAGAAGAAGAAGTCTGAAGAACAGGCACAGGTGGCGGACAAGGCTCTAAAAGAGCTTGACAAGTTTGCTGACCGTGTCAAGAAGTTTGATGAAAAGTTCAAGACAATTCGAATTGAGGAACAGGGTACAATCAGAGCTATTCGTGAAGTGAATTCTGATATCACAAATGTCCGTGGGGAGATTAACAAGAGTAAGAAGCTGATTGAAAACTATCAGCAAGATATCAAACATCAAGAAGGGATTCAAAAACGTTGTAATGATGAGTGCGAACAGTTGGCTGAGCAACTTGACAAGGCGAAGACAGAGGAACTTGAAACGAAAGAAGCTGAACTTGAGGGACTTGTTTCCTTGACGGAGAAGAAACTCCAGAAAGCCAAAAAGGAGCATGACGAATGCGAAAAGAAAGTGTCCGACATGGTTCAATGGGGGTTGAGGTTCAAGGAGTTCAAGATGTCGCTTGCCTGTGAACAGTTAAGAATCATTCAGAACTTCGCTAATTTGTCGTTGCAGAAACAACGTTCCGAACTCCGGCTTTCAATTGATGGCTTCAAGCGTAATGCAAAAGGACAGGTCAAATCCGAAATTACGGTAACAGTCATTAATGGTGAGGGCGAATATAAATCATTTTGGTCATTCAGCGGTGGGGAAAGAGCCAGGATAGAAATGGCTCTGATACAAGCGTTTCAGGAAATGATTAATGGTACGAATGAATGGGGAGGTCTTCACTTCCTAATGATTGATGAGGTTCTTGAGGGAACAGACCCGTTGGGATTGGCTCTCCTACTTGAATCAATGAGTGAGGTGCGTCACCCTGTATATGTTATCAGTCATGTCATGAATATTCGAGCTGGTGTATCAACTCTCACCGTCGTGAAGGAAAACGGTTACAGTTATATAGAATAGAATATGAAACAGAATCAAACAGTTATAGGAGTCGACCCAGGAAAACAGGGGTTCTTCACTGTCATGAATAACAAGGGAGTAACCCATTACCCGATGCCGAAAGTAGGGAAGGAACTTGACTTGCATGAACTGTCCGAATTGATTATAAAGGTATCAGAGGATTGCGACCCGAATAACACGGTTGTCGTGATAGAGGACGTTCATGCTTTGCCTCGTTCAGCAGCCGGAGCCACATTTACCTTTGGTGGGGTGTGCTTTGCTATACGAATGGGGTTCATCATGTGCGGTTTGCGCATTGTGTTGGTGACTCCTAAGAAGTGGCAGAAGGAAATGTACGAGGGAATTAAGGCGAACCCCGACAAGAAAGTGATGTCGGTTCTTGCAGCCAAACGGCTGTTCCCCCGACAGGACTTGCGCAGGACACCTAATTGCACCAAGCCTGATGATAACCTGACGGACAGTCTTCTGATAGCTGAATATGGAAGGAGGCATTACTTATGAGATTTGTAGTAATATGTCCAGATGGGTGTGAGAACCAGAAAATTCTTGCACCCTATCGTATGAAGTACGACAAGGAATTGAAAAAGATGATTCCTGAGTTTATAGGCACACCCCCTAAATGTCCCGTATGCGGTCAAACAATGGTTTTTGCGGAAGAAGACTCTAAGATACCAGTATTTTCCGTTGGAGTATTTAAGGGACAGCCTGACGACAAAAAGAAGGAGATACTTCGCCAACGGTTTGATAAGGACTTAAAGCGAGGTGCTGCTGATGAGAAAGAACAACGTAAAAAGAACGCAATTGAAAAAATGATAGGTTATGGAAAATAATGCTGCTAAGAAAGAGTTCATGGACGCTTGTAAGGGGTTGGTCATGAACTGTGAATGTAACATCTTGGTTCTTGAGGTGATGGGCGAATATAGAGCTTATTTGGCTCGGGAAGTACGGTTGAAGACCCGTGAGTGTCGCTATAATGAAGTTCGGGACGCACAGGATATCACAACAATCCTCGCCAATGTGGGGCACAACTTCGCACAGGGGATGACAGAACAACGGCTTATGGAGCGTTGTCAGTCAATTCATAAGGAGGATTTCAAGTTTGGAACGGACAATTATCTTTGGTTGACCAAAGTGACATTGAATAAAGGTTAGGAGAGATTCAATTAGATTACTAAATTTGTACCACAAAGAGAATTAAAACCAAGAACAATAACGAAAAAATCAGAAGAAACAATGGGTACAGAAGTAATCAATCCTGCGTTGGAGGCAGGAAAAGGAATTGGAGATTTAGGGATGATGGCGGTTACTGCCGGATTTTTCTTGGTGCTGTCAGCACTGATGTGGGTAACGTTTTTTCGGTGGTTCATGAAAATCATCAATGATACAATGGCTGCTCAGAAGGAAACTTTCAAAGAACTGTTAGCTGAGACCCGCAACCAAAACATTCAGCTCAGTAACATATCCGAGGGACTTGTCCCGGAAACCCAGATGCGTATCAAGACCGTCACGAACATGGCATTTGACTTGGCTGTTGAAAGGGTGTGTCGTATCATCAAGAGGGTTCGTGAAGAGAATCATATCTCGGATAAGGAAGCCACAGCGAAGAAGATTAGACAGCTCCTAAACAATCTCCACGAAGACCGAAACTCAAAGTTTGACTGCTTTACATTCAGGGGAAAGAAATTATCATCCTATACCAATTCAAAATGGGTTGAGCAGGTGGCAAAGGTAGTCGAGTCGGAAATATATAATGACAAGGGGGTGAACAACCAGCGTGCCTTCACCAACGTCGAGGCAGCGTATGCTAAAATCCGGCTCGAACTTTACCACAATATGATGGAAGAATAAAAGGCGAAAATCATCGAATTAACGTTAAAAGGCTGGGGAGATAGAAATATTTCTTCAGCCTTTTTGAAGATTTTCGGGGAAAAGTCTTTGGAATCTCATGAGAATCCATTACCTTTGTAGTGTCAATTAAAACAGTAAAGTCATGAAAAAGTTCAATATTCAATTTCACGGAGGAGATTCAATAACAGTTGAAACAACATCAGCAAGAGAGGCTGCTCGTATCGCGAGAAAACAAGGTAGAGACTTGATGAAGTACGACAATCAATCTTCGATGTATTGGGTATGGGACGAAAATGAAGAAACCCTGCTGTATCAGGTTCACACCTTTAAATGCGGTGGTAAAACTGTTTGCAAGATTGCAAATTGTCAAAAGCAAAATCAAGAAACTAAATAATTTCGTTATGGCAAAGATGAAACAAGAAAAGATTAACAGCCTGAGAGAACAACTTATCGCTCTGAATAAGGCTTATCGTGAGGGCAATCCTCAAGTGTCAGATATTGAGTATGACCATATGGTTGAAACTCTCAGAGAGAACAGTCCTGAGGATGAGTTTTTTAAGAAAGGTATCGTAGAGGAAGCGACTGACCGTATGGAAGAACTCCCTGTTCCTATGTATAGTCTTGAGAAGATTAAGACGGTAAAGGATTTTCGCAAGTGGCTTCAAAAGATGGTTAATGCAGGCTGTAAGGAAATCGTCGCCACACCTAAATTTGACGGTATAAGTCTTGTCGTAGATGAAGACGAAAAGAAAGCCTGGACGCGTGGCGATGGCGTTGAAGGACAGGCAAGCGATAAGCACTTTGAGAAAATGTTCAACGGTGAACAGCAAGAGCCGGAACCACAGTTGATACACACGTGGGGGGAGGCTATCATGAAGAAGAAAACGTTTGCCCACCTCAAGGACAGCCAAGCCGACTTCACCTATAAGAATGCACGTAATATGGTTGCTGGACTGTTTAATTCGGCTGATGGTTGGAAGAACCGCTTCATGACCAATGTGGACTTCGTGAGGTACGGCTCTGACATGGAAGAGAACAAATCAACAATGCTGAATAAGCTGAAGAGCTTGTATCACAACGTCACCCCATTCGTTGGGTTCTACATAGAGGAAATTCTTGAACTTGATGACGAGGAAATGAATATGTTGCTTGACGAGGAACTTCATGACAGGTTTGACGCTGAATACAAGATTGATGGTGTGGTCATTGAGGTCGATGAATACGAGGTTCGGGAACAGTTAGGAAGACTCCCTAATGGTAACCCAGCCTATGCGATTGCGTTCAAGAAAGACGAATGGTGTGATGTGTACCAGACAAAGGTGGCGAAACTTGAAAAAGGGATTGGGAAGACAGGTGTTCTGAACCCTGTAATCATCATCGACCCTGTTGAGATAAACGGAGCAACCGTATCACGAGCCACAGCGTATAATGCTGCCTACCTGATTGACCAACATATCTGTGAAGGAGCGTTCATTGAAGTTACCCGTGGCGGAGACGTTATTCCTAAACACTTGAAGACCATTGAGTACAATGAGAATGCGTACATTGAAATGATGGACGACCTCGTTATCTGCCCGTCCTGTGGTGAACCGCTTAAATGGAACGAAACGCACGTCGACCTTGTTTGCTCAAATGAGTCGTGCAGGGAAAGAGTAATCTCTGGTATGGTGTATTTCTTCCGCACGATGGGTTGCGAACAGTTTGAAGAGCCTACGATACGTCGTTTGTATGGACACGGCTATAAGACAATAGATACAATTCTTGAGTCACACGTGTCAGAGTTTCAGAACCTGTTAGGGAAGTCAAAAGGGAAGACAGTTTTCACCCAGATTGAAAAGGTTCTGGCAGGAGTGCCGTTGGCTCGCTACCTTACAGCGATAAATGTCTTTGACGGAAAGATAGCTGAATCAACCTGTCAGAAAATCTTAGACGGCTTGAATGGTGAAATGGTTGAGAGGTTGCGTGACCCAAACAGTTATGCGCTCACAGCGGAGTCTGCGGTTGCTCTAAAGCACGAATGTGAACTCATTCCGGGAATAGGTGACGTGCTGGCTTTGACGTTCGTAAAAGGTCTAAAAACGTATCTGTCGAGGGGAAAGGATAGAAGAATCGTTATTACTTATGTTCAGCCCCCGAAAGTTGAAACTCCGGAAGGGGTTGAACAAATGCACGTTTGCATGACAGGGTTCCGGAATAAGGAACTCGAAAAGGCTCTTCAGGCTCAGGGGCACGTGGTGTTGAACGGTGTTACAAAAGAATGCACAGTTCTTGTCGTAGCCGATATCAACTCGGTCTCCTCTAAGATGAAGACCGCTAAACAAAGAGGACTTCGTATTGTAACAAGAGAAGATTTCGAGAATGAGATTATGTAAGAAAGGACATATTTATTGCATATACTGTCTGCTCAATGGTAAATCATACTTTGGGCAGACAGTGAAGTCTGTTGAAAAGAGATATAAACAGCATTTAAGAACTGCGCAACGAGGTGAGAATACCAAACTATATAGAGCGATTCGAAAGTACGGTTCAAAGAACTTTACAATAGAGGAAGTCATATCGGTCGAGGCTTCTTCTTTACAGGCTCTTAAAGCGAAGCTCGACTTCCTTGAGAGACACTTCATTCAGAAGTACGACACCCGACGCAACGGGTACAATATGACGGATGGTGGTGAGGGTACATTGGGTGATGGGCATCCTATGTTTGGGAAGCATCATTCAATAGAATCAAAGATTAGGATAGCAAATAAGTTAAAAGGAAAGAAACTTTCTAAAGAAACCCGCATGAGGATATCGAAATCAGAACGTGGAAAATTTGTGTCTGAAGAAACGAAAAGAAAGATTTCTGAGGCTCGAAAGAAGCAAGTTCCGCCAATGTTGGGGAAACGCTTTTCAGATGAACATAGAAGGAAACTTTCGGAAGCACATAGGAGGAAAGCAGGATGAGGTATTTCTATCGAGATAAAGAGTATTGGTACATCGGGTTCCGATACGATGCCACTCTGGTGAAGGAAGTGAAAGCCTTTGCCGGAGCTGGCTATAACCCACAGAATAAAGAGTGGTACATACCGTTTTCACTTGTCACGGTTGCTCCGTTGAAGAAGTGGCTGGAAGCAAACGGATTTAAAGAGGGAATGAACTACGTTCCCTCTCCGAACGTTATAGCCTACCAAGAGCCTCCGGAAGTGATAACCCCAGAGGAAGTTGCTCAAGCCTGTAAGGAGATTGGGCTGAAACGTGTGCCTCGTTCCTACCAGTGTGAGGGGGTCGCCTACATGATTAATCATGGGAACTGTATCAATGGCGATGACTGTGGGTTGGGGAAAACGGCTCAAACGATTATCACCATTGAGTTGATGGATGCGTTTCCGGCTCTAATCATTACGCCAGCCTCTGTGAAGTACAACTGGAAGAAAGAGTGGGGGAAATGGAACCCTGACCGCAAGATAGGTGTGATTGAGCGGAAACGAAAGTTTGACCCCGAAGTGTGGAACAACGATGTCGTCATCATCAACTATGATGTGCTCGGGGAACGTAACATGGACAAGCCAACAGCGAAGTTCAAGGAACTGTTAAGGAAGTATTGGGCGTCCTGTGCTATGGATGAGATACACTTTCTGAAGAGTGAAAAGGCTCTTCGCACAAAAATGGCAAAGAAGATTGCCAAACGAATTCAACACGTATGGGGATTGACAGGTACGCTGACACAGAATAAGCCGTCTGACCTGATACAGCCGTTCAAGATAATTAGACGGTTCGAGGATATATTCGGAGCCGACCTCGACTTTAAGTACAGGTATTGCAATGCGAAGCAAACGGCATACGGCTTCGACTTCAGTGGATTCAGTAATCTTGAGGAACTCCATGAACTGTTGCGGATGGGAGGCTATATTAGACGAAATAAGCGAGACGTCCTCACCGAGCTTCCACCGTTGGTTGAGCAAACTGTTGATGTTCCTATAACTAATGCAAAAGAGTATAGGCGAGCTGAGTCTGACCTGATAGCCTATCTTGAGAAAATAGACTTGGAGAAAGCAAACAGTGCAGTGAACGCTCCACACCTTGTAATGATTAACACGCTCAAGACGCTGTCAATCAAAGGGAAGTTGGCGTTCGTACAATCGTACATCAAGGATTGGTTAGAGGCGAATGAAGAGGAATCACTTGTCGTGTTTGGTGTACACCGTGAACCGCTTCAGGAGCTGGCGAAGTTCTTTAAAGCACCCGTAATACAGGGTGGAGTTTCATCAGAGAAGAAGCAACAAATCGTGAATGAGTTTTCTGAGAAGAAACATCGCTTGCTCTTCGCTAATATTCAGTCGGCTGGAACAGGTACGGACGGTCTTCAGGAGAATTGTAGCAACCTCTTCTATATTGAGTTGCCTGATAAATCAACGGACTTGGAACAAACGAACAGCCGTCTCGAGCGAATGGGTCAAAAGAATAGTATAAATATCACCTACCTATTATCGCCCGAAACAATAGACGTCGAAGCGAGAGAGACTGTAAAGGATAAGAGTCTGATAACAGGTGTGGTGAACAGGGGAATGAACGAGAACGAACTGTTGGCAAGAAAATTCCTTCAAAAACATTCGAAATGACGAACCTGAGCAGGAGCGAGACCGTTATGTATGTAAATCAAAAATTTAGTGATAAATATGGACAAAATTCAATTCAAAGTTAAGTTCTTTGGCACAAAGGAACGTAAAGGTCAAATCAAGCAGCAAGCCACTGTCGTAATGGCTGAGAGTGAAGCAAAAGTAGAGGACGCTCTTCGGTTACAAGGCTGGGCGACCATTCACGGTCTAAAGATACGAAAGGCTCAGTAGAATTATGGTTCCAAAAGAGCGGATAAATATGCAGATATTCACCGACGGGAGCTGTAATGTCAAAGGAGCATTAAAGCCAGGAGGATTTGGTGTGTACTGCCTAACAGGTGGGAAGGAAATCCATTTGCGAAGAGGCTTTTGGAATACGACAACATCACGAATGGAGATGAAAGCCTTATTGGCAGCGGTTCAGATGATAGACCCTGATGTATGGACAAAGGTTCATATCGTGTCTGATAGTCAATTCGTAGTCAATTCATTCAAGGATGGTTCAATCTCAAAATGGCGAATGTGCGGTTGGGTTGGTGTGAAGAATGCTGAACTGTGGAAGGAAATTGTACGGGAGATTGACAGCCGTCGAAAGATGTTGTTTGGAATATCATGGATAAATGGGCACGGGAAAGACTTGAATGACCCATTGGTGTTTGGTAATGCCTGTGCGGATGCGTTGGCAAATTACAAGACCCAGGATAAGTTCGTTCAGGACAAGCCTCTTGAGGGGTTCAGTTGGTTCCACCATGAGGGTTCTGATGTTGTGTTTATTGAGAAGACCGAAAGGTACGAAGAATTGAATAAGATGGGAGACATCCTTCTATTAGGAGACTGTTACTATGCGACCGAAGAAGAACTGTTCGACAGACTGAACGGAACGGCTCTGTTCGACGCTTATTACAGTGGCAAGTTGGATGTTGAACTACAAATAGAAACGATTTAGTATGGCAAAATTGGACGAATATAAACAGGCGATAGTCGACGAGTATCAATCAACGAATAGAAACATATTCGTGAGTGCGACTGCGGGAAGTGGGAAGACATTTACCCTGTGCAAGTTAGCGGAGATGACTCCTCCTATAAAGAGTTCAATCTTCTTGGCTTTCAATAAGTCAATAGCTGAAGAACTTGGGCAGAGGCTTCCGAGAACTGTTAAGGCTCAGACACTTCATTCCTGTGCGCTGTCGTCCCTATGTAAAGCATTCAGCCTGAATTTCAGCCTGAGTGATTCAAAGAATTTCAATTTGGCGAAAGAGAAGATGAAATTCAAAGGGGTTCACCCGAAGCGCATTCCCGGAATAATAATGAAAGTATGTAGGCTCTATGACCTCATGAGATTTAACCTCGTACCAGACGATATAGAGGCAATAATAGCATTGGGGGAGAGGTACGGTGAGGACGCTGACGAAGAGCTCGCTAAGAGAGCAATAGAGCTTCGTATGCTTAACAAAAAGATTGCCGATAATTACTTTCTAAACAGTGGAGGAGGAAAACTACCTATGGACTTCACCGATATGTTATATTATGCGACTCAATATGTTCACAAAGAGGATTTCAAACAGTACAATGTCGTTATGCTTGATGAGTGTCAGGATATCAGCCCATTACAGTTTGAAGTCGTGAAGATGTGTAAGACACCAAGAGGTCGCCTGATAGCTGTTGGGGATGAGAAACAATCAATCTACTCATTCATGGGAAGTAATCTTGACTCATTACAGGCTATCAAGAATGCACCGAACACGGTTACTCTTCCTCTATCAATGACGTACAGGTGTGCGAGGGATATCGTAGATGAAGCCTGTAAAGTGTTCCCCGATGGTATTGTAGCTGCTCCGGGAGCTGAGAAGGGATTCGTTGGTGAGGGAGCGTTCACGGATGCGGAAGAGGGCGACTTCATTCTGTGCCGGAATAATGCACCGTTGGTTGAGGCTTTCATTACGTTACTCCGCAAGGGGAAGAAGTGTACAATTCTTGGGAAGGAGTTTGGTGATGAACTTGTATCCCTAATTGATAGCGTTGATGATGTATGGGGACTTGAACAGGTTCTCACCAATATGCAAACGAAATTAGCGAATAAAGGGATAAAGAACCCGATGAAGTGTGAAGCGTATGACAAGCTGGACGAAAAGGTGAACGTCTTGCTCAGTTTGTACGAATATTTTGGTGACTTGGAAACAGTACGTTCATGGATATACGATATCTTCGTAGAGAACGCCAATAGAGGGATTACATTAAGCACAATCCACAAGAGTAAAGGGTTGGAAGCTGATAGGATATTCTTCTTGAAGCCGGAGCTCCTACCGAGTAAATATGCAACCACTGATTTGGCGTTATACGCTGAGAAGTGTTTACAATTTGTTGCCGTAACACGTGCGAGAAAAAGTTTAATATATTGTTAAATAATTTGATTATGGAAGAAGCTAAGAAACAGACTCCAGTCGATTTGTATCTGATGGTTCCACATTCGACATTTGAAGGAGGGAAAGAGACGACTAAGATTTGTCTTTTGAGTTGCAAGAAGATTAAGGCTTTCGCAGGAGTTGTTCCTACGAAAGAAATTCTTGAAACTCATTTCCAGGCGGAACGGGTAAAGATACAGATTGCGAAGGAACAATCCGGAAAGGAGAACACGTATGTTCCCCAACCTTTGTGTCTTGAAGTAAAAAGTAGTATATTTGCGTCTATTGTTGAGGAGGCTCGCGCAAAAGACAGCAAATTGGGGAACCCGTCCGTGCTGGCTTTAACGCTTGGTAATTCTATGCCTTGCTGCTTGATTACAGTAAGTAAAGAAGAGCCGGAGAAGGCAGCTCCGAAACCGAAACAAGTTCGTAAAAGGAAAACCAAGAAAATTGAAGAGAAACATGATTGAAAAGGACAGTCGACCAGTGGTTGGAGAGTACGTGTTTTTGAGCAAATACTCCCAGACCCACAACGGAAAAAAGGAAGGATGGCAAGATGCCGTGAACAGAGTAATGGACATGCACTTGAAACGTTATTCAGAGCGAATTAAGCCTGAAGACGAAAAAGAGTTCAGTTCGTTATTCGCACGAGCATACAGCCTGTATGGAGAGCAACGTGTATTGGGAGCGCAACGTGCTCTTCAATATGGTGGTGAATTGATGTTAGAGAAGCACGCTCGCTTCTACAACTGTTCCTCTACCTATGTGGATAGAGTACAGGTATTTGAGGAGATTATGTATCTGCTCTTATGCGGAGCTGGCACAGGGTACAGCGTTCAGCACATTCACACCGAACAACTCCCTATTCCCAAAGGATTTGATAATACGAAACAGAGTGAGAAGTTCTTAATCCCTGACACAATCGAAGGATGGGCAGAGGCAGTAGGAAAGCTGATGACCGCTTACTACTATGGTGGTGCGGACATTGAGTTCGACTATTCAGCTATTCGCCCGAAAGGAGCGTATATCCGTGGGGGATTCAAGGCTCCTGGACCAGACCCATTGCGTCAAGCGATTGAAAAGGTTCATCACATTGTGAACCGTATTAAGGGGCGCAAGTTGAGACCTTTCGAACTTCATTACATCATCTGTATTTGCGCAAATAGCGTCGTTACAGGGGGAGTCCGTCGTTCAGCGATGATAAGTATCTTTGACGTTGACGATGCGGAAATGGCGTCGTGCAAAACCGGAAACTGGATATCAACAATGCCTGAACTTTGCCGGAGTAATAATTCGGCAGCAATCCTACCTGATACTTCGAAGGAGGCTTTCGACGCTATCTATGAAAATACTAAGATGTATGGTGAGCCAGGATTTGTATTCATCGACTCCCCGTGGTTCGTCTATAACCCGTGTGGGGAAGTAGGAATGTATCCTCGAGTTCAAGACGAGAACGGTGATTGGCATTCAGGCTGGGGGTTCTGTAACCTTGCGGAAATTAACGGTGGGAAGGTAAAGACCGAGCAGGACTTCTACGATGCGTGTGAAGCAGCCTCTGTTATCTGTACTTTGCAGGCTGGTTATACAAACTTCCGTGTGCTTGAGAAATGGTCTCAAAAGATAGCTGAAAGAGACGCTCTTATCGGGATTGGTATCACAGGTCTTTGTGAGAACCCTGACATTTTGTTCAACGCTGATATTCAAAAACGAGGAGCGGAAATTGTCAAGGAAACAAATCAGAAAGTAGCACGGATGATAGGTATCAATCCGGCAGCACGCTGTACGGTTGTCAAGCCGTCTGGGAACAGTTCACAACTTCTTGGAACCCTGTCGGGAATTACTCCGGGACACTCACGTCATTATATTCGTCACATTCAGGCTGCTGATACTGAACAGGCTATTCAGGAATGGATGAGGGTTAATCCTGATATGGTCGAAGACAGCGTATGGGCACCAGACCGTGAAAAGGTTATCGCCTTTCCCGTTACACTTCCTGAAGGAGCGTTGCTGAAACAGAACCTGACAGCGATTGACTTCCTGAAGTTCGTTCTCCTAACCAAAAGAAACTGGATTGAGTTCGGTACGAACTTTGACCACCCATCTACAAAAGAGAACCCCAAATTAAGAATGAACGTTTCGAATACCTGTACAGTAAGACCAGAAGAATGGGATGATGTGCGGGAGTTCCTGTGGGGGCATAGAAGCGAGTTTGGGGGAATCAGCTTGTTATCATCGTTTGGTGATTTGGATTATCCTCAAGCACCGTACACCGAAGTTCTTGATGAAACGGAACTGGCGAAACGCTATGGTGCAGGAGCTATCCTGTCAAGTGGCTTAATCGTAGATGCTCAGGACGTGTTCAAAGACGTGTGGGAAGCCTGTAACGCAGCCACAGGGTTGGCTCCGAACCTGTTGGACATTACGGATAAAGAGATATCTGACTTCGTGGTGAAGAACATTAAGGATGGTCGTTTCCTTGTGGATATTGACGGCGTATGCTTCTCAGACGTGAACTGTGTTATTGACTATCTGAAACGACGGGTTGAACGTCGTAAAGATTGGGTGAGACGGTTCAATTCATTTGCCGACAAGTATATGGACGGAGACCGTGTAAAGACTTCCTATTGCTTGAAGCACGTGAACGCATATCATAAGTGGCAGTTGATTTGTCGAATGCAGCCTGTATTGTACGACAATATTGAGTGGGAAGAACCGCTTAAACAGGCTGGAAGCGAAATCGCAACAGCCTGTGCAGGTGGAGCTTGCGAACTCCCTGCCCGTCCTGCTAAGAAATAATTTTGAAATAACGTCCGACTTTCGGATACTGATTCGGGAGCCGGACGTTTTAAAGTAAAAACGATTAAGTATTATAAAGATGAACGTGAGAATTTTATTCAAGAAAGATGCCCAGGAGGCACTGTTTCAAGGGATAGACGAATTGGCTGATGCCGTGTCTTCCACACTCGGACCGAAAGGTCATTCAGTAATCATTGATAAAGGTTATGGAGTTCCCCATATCACCAAAGACGGTGTAACGGTGGCTCGTGCCTATGATACCGACGACACCATGAAACGTATGGGTGCAACACTTGTAAAGACTGTTGCGGCAAAAACCTGTGACGAAGCTGGTGACGGTACAACCACAGCAACAATCCTCACTCGTGCGTTGATTAAACATGGTATGGAAGTCCTGCCGAATGTTAAGAACCCCCAACGATTCAAACAGGGTATGGAAGCAGCCAAGTCAAAAGCCGTGAAATTTATGCAGGTGATGGCGAAGGAAATCGGTGAAGAAGATTTTGACCGTGTTCGTCAGATTGCCACTATCAGTTCAAATGGCGATGAGGAAGTAGGCTGTATCATTACGGAGGCAATCGGTAAAGTCGGAAACGATGGTGTGATTACCGTCGAAGAAAGCAGCAAGGGGAACGAAACGACGGTTGAGGTTACAACCGGATTCCAGTGGGAGAAAGGGTTGGTGAACCCGTATTTCGTAACAGACCCCGAAAGAATTGAGGCTGTACTGGATAAGCCGTATATTCTCATCTTCGGTCAGAACATCAATTATCCCCAGGAAATCCTTCCTATTATCCAAACGGTTTATTCAGCGAAACGCAGCGTGCTGATAGTCGCTCCTAATGCGTCTAATGACGTCATCAAGTTCCTTGTAACAAACATTCAGCAACAGAACGGGTTGAAAGCCTGTTTCGTGAAAGCTCCCGGATACGGTCAGATTCAGAAAGACCTTATCGAAGACCTTGCTGTTAAGGTAGGTGCAAAGGCTGTGGGGGATGAGTTCGGACGTCCTCTTGATAAGTTAGGCACAGACTGGCTTGGAGAGTGCGACCGTGTGGTCGTTTCTACTAATCGTACAGTCCTCGTTGGGGGAGTAGGCACACCAGAGGACATAAATGTCCGAGTAGAGTCAATCAAGCATCTATTAGAAGACACTTCGAACGCTTATGACATTGAGAAGTATCGTGAGCGTATTTCGAAACTGACAGGCGGAGCAGCGGTTGTTTATGTAGGTGCGGACAGTGAAGTAGAGATGAAGGAACGAAAAGACCGTGTGGACGATGCTATCGCTGCTACTCGTGCTGCGTTGGAAGAGGGATACGTTCCTGGCGGTGGTACTGTACAGCTACGAGCAGCCGAACATCTTAGAACCGAAGAAGCGGTTGGGGCGGAACACCCTGATTTCCTAATTGGTTGGAATGTCGTAATGGAAGCGTTGCTGGCTCCGTTCTATCAACTCTGTGAAAATGCTGGCGTGAATGCCGTCAAGATGGAAGTTGAACTTCTTAAGCAATCAACCGCTTGGTGGATGGGTTATAATCCTGTATCTGAGAAAATTGAAGATATGTTTGAAGCTGGTATCATTGACCCAGCCAAAGTATCACGTGTGTCTCTTGAAAATTCAGTGTCAGTTGCTATTCAGTTTCTGAATACGTCCTGTGCTATGTCCGCAAATGATGAACCAAATAATAAGTAAATGCCATGAGTCAAAAGCAAATCCGAAGAGGGGATATTGTCCGCATCCGCCATAATAACAGTGGTCACCAGTTTAAAGAGAACACGTTGGGAGTCGTTCTTGAGGTGTACCCTAAAAGAGTTGAGTATCCTGACAGGTTCAAAGTAGCAACCCGCACGGAGTGGTGGTACGTTGATATAAAAGACATCACGTTATTCTCCCGAAACAAGAATGAGGATGACGATTATTAATCCATAAATAAGAGACGATTATGTTTTTTGAAGTAAGAACAAAACGGCTGACAGTCACCGAACGCAATGCGTATAAGACCGTCAAAGAATTGTGGCTGTTCGAGGTTGAAACTTATACCGAAGCCGAAGCCAGAGTGACTGAGTTCATGAACAAACAATTTAAGGGGGAGGACTTCTCAATTCCTAAGATTCAACCGTCAAAGATACAGCGTGTTGAAAAGACAAAAGGATGCAACCCTGAAGACCCGTTCTACAAAGTTAAGATTGAACTCTTGAGTGAGAACGACAAGGGTAAAGTCGTGAAAGACCCGTTCTTCATTTTGGTTCGTGCTGAGAGTCCTGAGGCAGCAATTACCGTTGCGGATGAAGTAGGTGATGAGGAATCTCCGAGTCATGAAGTTGTCACGACAGCAAAAACAAAGTTCACTGGCGTGGTTGTAATGGAGAAGAAGCCAACAACGGCTGTCACCAAGAAACCTGCTGAGGCAGCTCCTAAAAAGGAAGCTGATAAACCAAAGGAAGAAGCGAAAGCTCCGGTCAAAGGAAAGAAGAAGTAACAGTAAGTTGAACAGGGGTGGCTGGTGTAAAGAACCAGCCACTTTCATTATACAGGAATCATGGCAGAAAAGAAGAAACCCGTTCCGAAGCGACTTATCACAGAACAGGACATAGAGCGTATCATGAGGACGGCTCCTGATTATATCAACGAGTCGACTGATGAGGTGAAAGACCTGTATGTTGCTGCCGAGTGGGCAAAGGAAGAGCGAGACCTTTCCCCTAAACGATATTTTGACCTCGTTCTTAACGAGGGTACAGATGAGGAGAAGATAATCAATATAGACTTCCAACAGACGGTGAATGTGGGGGCAGTAGTGAAGACCCACGGTGGTGACATTACGGCTGTGCGTTCAGCTAATGCGAAGCGTCTTCAGTATCTTCAATTAGACCGTGCCTACAATCGTGCTGTCCTGGAGCTGAATAAAGCTATGGGAGTCCGTTCCCGGAAGCCTCGTAACATTGTAGATTATACAGGAACTATCATGGAGCTGTTCGGGAAGTTTTACACCGTAACAGACGTCTCGAAAGTGATGGCGAAGGAATACAAGATTAAGGTTCCTGAAGATGAACTGAAGAAGTTCTATGTTGAGAACCGAGACTTGATTACCCGTCGTCGAGCCGAGTACGTGTTACAGAACAAAGACTTCAGAATAGCAACCGAAACAGGTCGTTTGGAAGTATTGAACCAAATGCTCGTAGAGGTTGAGATAAAGAATAGAGCAGCAGGGGGGAGCAACGTCGATTACTGTAACCTTATACTCCGTATTATTGAACAGGCTCGAAAAGAGGTCAAGGGGAACGAAATAAAGATGACCGTTGATGGTCGTATTGACATCAACGCTACTCTTCACGCTGAGACGAACATCATGTCCGTGATGAAACAGATGTCAATCAATGCGTTGGTAGTTGGTTTGACGGCTGCGAAAGCAGGACTGAACCCGACTGTATTGATAGCCCAGTTGGCTTCGAGTTGGTATTCGAAATTCAATGGATTCAACGGTAACTTGATGGACGGTGAACAGGTTCAGCTCCCGTCAGCACTTATCAAGCAGTACGACTGGGATAAGATAGAGCGAGCCTCTAAACAGTTCGTGACCGAGTTCACTCCTATTACGGAAATCTTAGACGAAGAAGATGATAAGGCTCAAGAACAGGCAGAGGGCAATCGCACATCAATGCTGATGAGGCTTAAATCAATGAAGGCAGCAAAGGCACAGGAAGACGCCAAGGCGAACGCTTTCACTCCAGATGATACAAGTGTGGAGGAACTCAAGGATAATGGCGTTATACTCGCACCAGAGCCTGTGGAAGAGGATGAACCGAAAGGGGAGTTCGAAATTGACTATAACCTTAACAAGCATTACAAGCAAAAGAAAGGTATGAGAGTCAAGGGAGCCATAGGTGAGTCTATTGCTCGTCATAAGGCACAAAAAGAAGAGGGTGAAGTAAACGTAAACAAAGCTGAGGCAGAAGCCGCAGCGAGACGCGAAAGACGGAAAGCACGTCGCGAGGCAAAGAAGAAAGATAATCCCGACAAGGGAAACAAATAATTTCGTTGAACAATTTAATTTCAAAAGATTATGCAAAAAGATTTCATGACAATCACCCCAGACTCTGGGGGGGGGGTCACAGGAAGTGACCGTTGCGGTTCCCGCAAACACTGGTAATGCTCGTTCCTCTACGATAACTATTCAGGGAGGGGGTATCACTCGAACCATTGATGTAAATCAGGAAGCCACTAAGGTCTTAGAGCTTCCTGTTTATTTTGAGCTTGAAAACAACTGTCCGGATTATATTCCTAACGGTGGAAATGAAGTTGATGTCGTAAGATTACGTTTGTCAGAAGATTTACAGGCTGAAAATAGTACGATTTCAACCACTCCAGGAAGTTCGGATACGTATGAGGAATATATCAACAATGTTGATAGTTCAGCTTCCTATCAAGCAATGGTAATTTTTAATTCTTCACAGGGAGCGTCGGCTGGCTTAACTATTATTGGGGAGGTTACTGATAATGAAGGAACAGTGCTTCTTCCTTCGCAGAGTTTAACTTATTCAGATTCAGGAGCTCAAAGAGATTTTAATTCAAATTATTTCACATTTAAGGCAAATCTTGATTCGGAGCCGTTCATAACAGTTAAGTTGATATTTGAAGGATAATTCTTTTGAAAAGAGAAAAAGAAAGGGGAGCTGATGAGGCTCCCCCTGTTTTGTAGGCTGTAAGCGGTTACTCTCCCTCGGGAGTAACATTGTAGGAACGATTCATCCACGCTTCCTTTTCCATACTTTCAATCATGTCCTCAAGAAAGTTTAGGGTGGCGAGGTCGTTCTGAGGGATTTGTTTGTGAATGTCACGAATTGAACGTATCATCCTATCCCAGTCGTCACGAATAATTTTCCACATATCAATCGCCTGAGGAACTCTTTCATCCATCTTAAACTCTTGAATGTGGTTGTTCTGTAACATAGCTTCCATAGAGCCCAGCGGACGTTTACCGAGCGCACGGATACGTTCGGCAACATCATCAACACGTTCAATTTCAGCTTCATAAAGTTTCAGCATTCCTTCGTGATAGGAACCAAATGAGTCTCCTACGACGTTCCAGTGAAACTGCCATGTCTTCAGCAACAGCGTGAAGTGGTCGGCAAGCAAACCATTAAGCAAGAGAGCACTACGTTCGAGCTCTTCTGCGGTTAAACCAGTCTTAATCATTGTCTTTAATATTAAAGAGTTTATAAACAGTTATATAACGACTACAAAGGTAGTCAGAATATTTATCATTCGAAAACGAGGATGACCACTGGAAACGTATTATATATGTCGCGACGATATTTATTAATCATTAAAAATTAAGGAATCATGAAGAAAGATTTTCTTACCATTACCCCTGACAGTGGGGGGGGGTAACAACTAACATAACAGTTGCTGCCGACCAAAATCAAGGAGATGCACGTTCAACCCAAATCACCATTTCGGGGGGGTATCGCAAGAACTGTTAGCGTCAGTCAATCCGGAGCGGTAATCACCTACGATTACACGTTTACCGTTTCCCCGACAAGTCTATCATTTGCCGCAACAGGTGAAACAAAATCCGTTCAAATTACTTCAACCAGACAGAAGTACATCAATGGTGTGGCGTCTGGTTCTCCGGAAGCGGTTACTTATCAAAGAGCCAATTCAGGTGCGGGGATAGGAGGTTCCGGAGCCTCTATTTCATATTCAGCGAATACAGGCTCATCACCGAGAAGTGGAACTGTTACCTATACTCAGGACAGTTCAGGAAAACAAGCGGTGGTGAATGTATCTCAGGCAGCGAAAGCAATCAACAAAATCAGCGTATCACAATCGGATGAAGAAATTGATGAAACGGAATCAAAATATACCTGTTCAGCATGGGCAGAATATCCCGTTGCTTCGAAACTGACTGTGACCATGTTGATTAAGTTGGGTCGGGGTTCAGGTGTGACAAAGACGTTCACTATTCAGGCTGGCGCACAGGAATCAGAATCTTGGGACGATTATGATGACCCCGCAGCTTCTTTTGTTGTTCAGATAACTGATTTGACTCCTACGGAAGATAGTTCATATACCTATGAAATAGACAATTATTAGAAATCTAAGATTATCCCGGAAGAAATTCCGGGATTTTCTTTGGATATATCAAAAGAATGACTAACTTTGCTGCGTCAATCAAATTAAAGTAGTCATGAAAACTCTGAAAGAATTAAAACAAACTGCCGAAAATAAAGGTTTACGTCATGAAGTAAATAAGTGGGACCCAACTATATATCGTTGGGAAACAGATAAAGAACCCAATCCGGACTTCATGAAGATTGAAATAGGAATTGAGTACCGTCCTAATATTTGGGCATGGTTTGATGGCTATGTTGAGAAAGATGTTTCTGACGATGATTTAACCCTGTTCTTCCGGGAGACGTATAACTGTGTATGCGGTCGACAAAACAAATCCGTCAGAAGAGGTTGGAAAGTTGAGCGTCAATTATTTGGTAAAGCATAAACCAGAGGGAGCTTCAGCTCTCTCATTAAATAAGTTCGTATGAAAACAGAAATGAGAAAAAGAAACTTGTGGGAGCGTATAAAGCTGGCGTTCCGTCTATTGTTTAGTAACGATGGTCTTCTACCTGTATATCAGGAAGGGTTCGAAGATGGTAAATCGACCGTCTATGACGATTACAGAGTGGTGAAAGAAGAGCTCGCACCTTTCATCAAACAAATGACCGACACCCGTTGGCATGGGGATAGAGGAATTGTGGTTCCGGGAATGTTGCCCCACGAACTGTACCAAGTCCCAGTCATGATGGGTATGGATGTCTTAGGAGATTGCATACAGGTGGCTGACAGTCCCTATCCACAGCCTGAGCACGCTGTACAGATATTGACTTTTCGACAGGAAACAATTCAGAATGCTCTTGAGGTTGATGCACGAATGGGTCGTGAGATTGAGCGTTGGCAATACGAGGCTTCAAAAGGACTGGCTCGGTTCCTCGTTGATAACGGGTACATTAAGTGGCAGCAAATTGCCACGACGGAACCATACAAGCAAAAACTCGTATTTTATATCAATGGAGTGAAACGCTGTTGATGGCGTTATATAATAGCGGTAAATCTGCCGTTGGATTGCATTAAATATTGCGAGAGTTGAGCCGGACTGGGAAGTTCGGCTCAATTTATTTTGAAGAATTCCCGAGGAAACTCTTTGATATCTCAAAAGGAACCAGTATATTTGTTCAGTCAAATCAATAAAGTCATAGAATATGGAACTTAAAGAACAATCCGTCCCTGCTGGTATTCTGTTAAAGATACGGAAATTACAGGCTCTTGCCGAAAGAGGTGTTGGTGGTGAAGCCACAAACGCAAAAATCCTATTGTCTGCTCTTTGCGAGAAATATGGTATAGAGGAGTCTAAACTTGACGAAGAAGAGAAACAATGGTACGAGTTCGAGATGAGAACATCCGTTCAGAAACTATTCCTTCAACTGTACGTGTCAGTCTATGGAACCACCGAACGGTACATGAAAGAAGTACAGTTATGGAAGCGTGGTCGTAAGAAGATAGTGAAGTGTCTGTTCACCCGTGCTGAATATATTGAGTTCAGTCAGATGTGGGAATGGCATCGTAAGAACTACCTTGCTGAACGTAAACGCATGAGGGAACTGTTTCAGATAGCCTACTACGATAAATTCAAGATGTATGCTTCTGAGACCTGTGATGAGTACGAGGCTCAACGAAAGAAGAAAGACAACGACCTCACGTTCGAGGATATATTAGCGATTAACATGATGGCAGCAGCCTGTAAGAACAAATCCTTCTACAAACAAATTGGAGAGGCAAATGACGACGAAGACGATGAATAAGGAATATCCCCGAAATAAATCGGGGAATCCTTTGATATATCAATCTAAGTATGTATATTTACACTCGTTAAATCAAATATAAGAAATCATGAGACCTAAATTATCATCAAAAGAAAAGGACTTCTTTTTGGTTCAAAGAGCCTTATGTGGCGACCAGGAAGCCTATTCAGCAATCTTCAAGAAATACAGAATTATCTTGACTATTCAGATATCTGAAATCGTAAACGATACCGACCTTACAGCCGACATCGTAATGGAAACCTTTGAAAAGGCTTTCCAGCGGTTGAAGAACTTTCAGCCGGACTATCAGTTGAGTGCGTGGTTGGTACGTATCGGAAGGAACTGTGCGATAGATTACTGTCGCAAACGCAACAGGGTGAACATCGTTAGTATCGATGAGGGGTTCGACGACACCGAGGACGAGCGACCAACGTTACAGTTATTAGACGACAGCCGTACACCGGAAGAGTCAATGTCGTTCAAACAGCGTTTGGAGTTCGTTAGGACAGTGATGAATGAAATGCCTGACATATCAAGACGGGTGTTACAAATGAAGTTCTTTGACGACTTTTCCTACGAAGAAATAGCTGATGAATTGGACTTCACCGTACAGCAGGTCAAGAACGCTATGCACAAGGCAAGAAAGGATTTAATTGAACTGGTTGCTCTACGTGCGTACGAAGATATTGAGAAACATTAAATCATGAAATATGGGTATAGATACATTGGTGGTGGTTGTGGTGATGTTATTGTCACCACAACCTGTTCAAGAAAAAGAGCCACCTGTCAAGAACAGGTTTGAACAGGCTTTCAAGGAAGCTGACAGAAAGTTTGACAGATGTCAATGGGATTCAATCTTTAGAAAGGCTTCAGAAGAAGCAGCGAGGTCAGCTACTGAGAAGACAAAAAGTCAATTGGATATAATCTTAAAAAGAAAGAGCAATGAAGAAGATTTTTAAAGCAAAAGTGAGTGGAGTGTTTGATATCGTACAGCTATCAGATGCCACGTTCAGTGAAGTCCGTGACAAGCTGAAGGAGAACAATTATCAGATAGACCAACAGTTCACGAGTCGTGACGAGTGTTATATAGAAGCCTATGGCGACAACGGTATGCGTTGCGTCAATCGTGGGGACATGGTGTTCACCGATGAGGAAGGAGAGTTATTTATCATGAGTGAGAAACGATTCAATTCAACGTATGAAGAAGTGGAAGAAGATTCAAAAATCCCTAATCAAGAAGTGGAACAGTAAGCTCTGCGAATGGTTTGGGCATAAGCCTGTAACAGTCATGGAAGAACGCTGCCGAGGTGCGCAATTTAGTTTGAGCCGTAAAGGAGAAAAGAAGCGGAAGAGCGGTCATTGGGTGACTGGGACTTATCAGAAGTGTTCGAGATGTGGTAAGAAGTTGAGTAATTTTCAAAGATGTTGGTAGTATGTTAAAGATGAAGTTTTGGTTTGAAGGAAACCAATTGCAACCTGCCTGTAATATTCATCATGGCGGTTGTAAGATAGGCAGTTCAGCCTGTCATGCGTGCCCTCACTGTGTAAAAGTGAACAGTAAAGACAAAGAGGTGTTATGTCTCGGGGATGGTACATCGTACAAGGAAGTGAAACTTGATGAACTGAAAGTCGGGGACACCTTTAAGACGGTGAAGAACGTGTACGGGACACTCTATACAGTTAGGGAAATCAAGAATGGGAAAATATTGGTTGATAGTGACGTTACGTCAATGTCAGTAATAAAGAACTTCGATACGGTGTTCTTGCTTCCTATAAGCGAATAACAGTAACAATCTGAATGAGGTGTCAGCACGTGTGGTAAAAGTTTCTTAGAACGACCGTATGACGCCTCATTTAAAAGATAGAAAGGAAAGTAGAATATGATTTACAAAGATTCAGCCGGAAAAGAAATTCATGAGGGTGATAGCCTGATGGATTTAACCCCAGGATTTGTTGGGGAAATCTTGGAAGTGTTTCTTGATGAGGACGAGGGTGAGTTGGCTGTCAATCAAGACGGCACGACCATCTACCTGTACGAAATAGATACAGAGGTAAACAGCCTGATTGTCAATGAAGAAACGATGAACATCGAACAGGAAAAAACGGGTGGTAAAGAGAAGTGTGCCGTGATAGACACATCTATTGGAGTGGAGCCTGAGAACCTGTACCGCTATCAGGGAACACGTGAGGAGTGCCTTGCGTATATTCAGGGACATTCGAATGAACCTAATTTGGGGATAATACCATGATACACTTCGCTCAGCATAACGATATCATCATCGGTGTGGACTTTGGTTACGGTAACGATATTGCGGTAAAGACCACAGCAAAGGTTCACGAGGATGGTAGGCTTGAAATACTCAAGTCAGAACGAATAGGAAGAACCCGTGATATCTCAAAAGAGAACAGGGATAGAATCATTGAAGAACTTAACAACTTTAGATTGAACGACAATGTACAGCAATTGGAACGTCCTGATACTCCCTATTAAAGCGGATGGGAAATATAAGATTGGTGATACGTATCATGTGTCAGATAATGGCTATCCTAAATTTTGGAAGTTCGATGGTTTGGTGATACAGAACATCGACTATGCCTTTGGAGTACGGTTACACTTTAATCTGAAGGATTGGTTAGAAGCCAAGCCTGATAAGGAAAGACTTGAACGAATAAAAGGGAGGAAATCTCTTTGCCAATTAAGAAAGTTTATATAAAAGAACAAAAGTAAACAGTTATGGAAGCATTTAAAGAAAGAATGATTGCCGAGTATATAGAACTCGACGAGAGAGTAAACAAGTTGGATGAGTTCATCCTCAAAAATCCTAAATTCATTGACCTCTACGCATTTCAACAGGAAATGATGAGGAAACAATTCGAAGGGATGGTTCAGTACAAAACAGCTCTCAAAGAAAGAATGAAGTTAGAGGGCATCACCCATGATGACGTGGTGAACTACAAACACCCGTATCAGAACCTGTCCTTCGGTGAAGCATTACAGGCTCTTGAGGCTGGTAAGTGTATCAGAAGAGAAAGTTGGATTGGGGATAAGTTTGCGGTGAAGCAAATCGACAGCGACATTAACGCTGGGATAGTTCCTAAGATGCAGTCCCTGCCTGATTCAGCCAAGGAGTTGATAAACAAAACTCATCGGGAGGATATTCACTACCGAAATCAGTGCCTGATGATAGTTCAGGATACCGAAACTTCAGTGGCTACGAACTACGTGCCTGACTGGAATGATATGTTCGCAAAGGATTGGATGGTATTATGATTTGGTTGCTTATCATATTGTGCATACTGCTGACAGCGGTGATAGTGCTGTCGGTGTGGGGATATACGTTGTTGAGCCAGCGGTTCAATTACGTGTTCAACAATCATGAGATATTATACTTGAAGATGTTGGAGACTGAAATCGTGACTGTCAGTATGTATCTCAAAATGCTCGAGACGGCTTATCAGGAGGCTATTAAGAATGAACAGTATGAGGTGGCTGGTGTGATTAATGACACGCTCAAGCACAATTCAAGAACGTTACGAGAGTTGAGGGAAGAGTGTGATGTGATACAGAGGAAGAGACAGTCGCCTCGATAGATTCAATGAACGGTTGTCGATAATCGACTTCGGGTTCTGCATAAATGTCAGAGGGATGTGATGAGTCAGTGGTGATGGCTTGTTACATCCCTCTGGACGTCTCGTACAGGGACGTCCACATAATCAATGGTATAACTCTGAGCCTCAATATGGTTAGCTCCTAATAGAGTGGTATAAGGATTAGGAATCAGGTTGGTGATGTTTTGTACCTACCAAATAGAAAAGTAGGGGTGATAATCACTGGTGGGTTAGGCATACATATAATAGAGGTACAGGTATAGTGGAGTGGGGTATGGGCGTGAGGTAGGATATGCGGAGTGTTACGGCTGGTTGAGGCTTGGTTACAATGGTGGGTTTGGAGTGGGTGGTAGAGGTCTGGGTATATTTCGAATCCGGACTGCAACACTCTCCGACGCAGCAAATCCCCCGGACTCAACCCGTGAAGCCTGACGACGATGACTATTCCTATACTGAACCCAGGAGTCTGTACGGTTGTCATTGCGAGGATATCGTATGCCTCACTATCCGTTATCACGAGACTGACGGTTCTGACGCTGTAACCGACTCGAAAACGTCCCTAAAAACTCTCCACCAAGACACGGATAAATCGTTGCATCTACTCCGGGAAATAGGGTACAGAAGTATAATGGCTGTCGACAGGCTGTTTTCGATACCCTAACATGGTCACCCCACAGCGAGTTATGGGCGAAAATGACTGTTCTCGAATGTTAAATCTTGAAGAAAATCTGAAGAAAGTTGGATAATTTCTTTGGAGACTCATTAGAATCCACTACCTTTGTGTCATCAAAGTAAATCAAATGTCAAACAAATTAGAAATTAAGGATATGAAAACAGCTCAAGACTTTAACAGTAACTTTGAACAGTACAAAGATTCAATCGAAAGAAAAATTTCAAATCTTCATCGTATGTGCTTTGAAATGAAGGCATCAGGAGTAGTTGCACAACGACTTATCGTAGACCTTTCACCTGTACTTGAAAAGTTACACCTGACAATTGGTGAGTTTACAATGAACCGTCCTGATGAACTGAGAGCCTCTAATTGTGGTGCACTGAATCTGACACTTCTGTCTGATGGGAAGTTTAAGTTTGTCACGTTTCGTGGGTACACCTCACGTGGCTCTGGTAAGAATGAAGACCACCTGTACGAAAAAGCTGCTAAGATTTGTAGAAAGGTTGAGGATGAACTTAAGACTTCTAAAAACGAACTTCGCTGTTCAGTCAATCAATACAGTCTCGAGACCCGTGACGATAAGGAAACAGGTCGTGTGCTCATGACGATTACTTATAACTTCTGATAAAATCGAAGAAATCCTCAAGAATATTCCTGATGTTTCATTGTTGATTCATCAGGAATGACTATATTTGTATCAGTCAAATCAATAACATCAATAAGTCATGAGAACAGTAAAAGACATTCAGAAAGAAGTATTAGCAACGGCTCAAGTAACACTCGACGAGTTAAGAGCCTCTATCGAAAAGTTCTGGGAACAGGGTTGGAGTACATACCAAGAGGCTCTGAGCCTGTACAAGTCATCAGCATGGTACATTCACAATCATGAGTTGAGAGTCAAGGACTACGAAAGTATCAAGCGTCTTTATACGATGATAGCTGAGGGCACGACTCCTAACTGTGTGGGTGAACTACCTGATGAGGCAAAGAAAGCCGACGCTCGTAAACGTCTCGAAGAAAATGAGGAAAGATACCCGAAGTCATTACAGACAGTTGAGAACACGGCTCTTCGTCGTCAGTATTATAGCCTGTGCGGGTACACTCATGAGGATGAGATAGTATGGGACAGAACCAAACCGTCTTCCTATCGTAGCCACCCATCAATCAAAAAGAACGAGGAACTTCAGAAGTCAGGTATCCTGAACCTGTTCTTCTATTGCAAATCACGTGAGGAGTTCGAGGCAAAGTGTGAGTCAGAGGTGAAGTTCATCATCGCTGCTGCCACAGCTAAACTCATGGGTCAGGTAGAAAAGAAACTCGCTCCTATAAAGGATGAGATACAATCGTTCGACCTTATCTCTTTTCACGGTCAGCAAGGCAACTACGTGGGCGAGTGGGTAGTAATTACAGCCGGAAGCCGTTATCTCTTCAAAACGAGCTGTATCTTGGCTGGTGGCTATAACATACAATGTCTTCACGCTCGTTACATAGCTCATCTCAAACAGTTAAAGAAATAAATCTTGAGGAATCCCCGGAAAATTCCGGGGATTTTCATTGATATATCAAATGAATCCAGTATATTTGTAGCGTCAAATTAAATCAAGGAGGACAAAATCATGTTACAGAAAGGTTCATCAGAATACAAACAGGCTTCATCAATAGCCAATGAGATTAAGAGTTTAGCGGATACAGACCGTTGGAATAACAACTCCTATTTTGACATCGCTTTCGAAAGCTTCGGGAAGTTCATCGCACAGGTACAGAAGATAGACGGCTTCGCTGCTAAAATAGCTGAGACAGTCGACAAGACGATGAACCCCTACGGGAAGAAAGTTGCGTTCATCAGCGAAAAGCAATCATGGATACTGGCTGTTGCAGCCGTTGAAAATAATATAACACTTTAAAAGGACAAATCATGGAAAGAGTAATTTGGGCAGTCATGAATTTCTTCTGGGGACGCTTCGGAAGAAAGGTTATAATAAAGAAGTACAGGGTATGGTGGCAGCGGTTCTGGATAGCCGTGTTTGTGTTTCTAATCTTGTGGGGGTTGAAACTGTTCTTTGAATGGTGGGATGGAGTAATAAGGTTTTTGAACTATGTAATATGGGAATGAGAAAGAACCGTATCCCTCACCCTGAGATATCAAGGAAGGACTATTATCTGATTCAGAGGGGTTATGGATACCTCATGGTCAGAGCGATAATAACAAGCGTATGGACGCTGTCAGAAGAATTCACTTTAAACAAGAAATAATATGGAAGTAAGATTACAGGGATTAGACCTCTACGTGGTGGAGGCTATTCAGTTTGATGGAACAAACAGTGATGAGATTTGTCAATTCATGATGGAGCATGAGCCGGAAACCGAAATTGACGGAGCGTTAATTCACAGAGGTCAGAATAAGAAACTGATGGCAACGGTTGTTTTCCGTTCAGGAGAAACGATGTCCATTAAGAATAAGGAGTGGTTGGCTTACAATGAAACACCCTATGGAAACCAAAGCCACTTCTTCATAATGAGTGATGAGGAAAGAAAGGACAGGTTCAAAGTAGAGGAGGAATAGCTATGACAGTTGGCGACATCATCAAAGTAACGGAGCTCTCGACAGGGAGCTCCTACGAGGCTCGAATCATAAGCGGTTCACCGTCGGCTGGACTGTATAGTGATGACCATGGAAACTCCTGGTGGGCAAGCGGTGTACAGTGGACACCCGACATCGGACCACATCAGACAGCTCCTAAGACGCACACCTGTGAAGTCATCAAGACGGCTGAACAGGCTCGAAGGGAATACTACGATAAAAGAATTTTGGAGGCGGCAAAGGTTATTCACGAAGGAGTCCTTTCCGGCTCCTATTCAGTGAACGATGTGGTTGAAGCCATAAAACATTGGAGGAACTCATGAGAACTTTAACTGCACAACAAATCAATGAGACTGAAAAGGCTGTTCAATATCGTGTGACGTTTTGGATAGTAGAGAATCCCGGACACCCTGTATGTGGCGACGGTAAGGAATATTATTTTGGCAGATGGTTCCCGAAACGTGTGGTTACTCCTATCGATGATACTCATATAGGTATCCCGAAGAAGTTCCTCGAGGAAACCATCCAGTTGTTGGCAAATGGTCATCCATTCCAGGAAGTGAGATACAATGCCCAGTTTTATCCGGAGCGGTTCAAATGGAGTGTAGAGACGATTTCAGAAAAATCTTGAAAATTTTTGAAGAATTTCCGGATAAACTCTTTGCTGATTCAATTGAAACCACTACATTTGTAACATCAAAATCAATAATAAGTCAAATCTTTAAAACAATTAAGTCATGAAAACAAATGTAATTAACACCGCTTCTGAGAATGTAACTTTCGTAATTAACGAAGATATGTTGAACGAAAAGAAAGCTCTCAAGTACATCAGCAAACCTAACATGGTTGCTGCTATCTCTGACATCTGTGCTGCTATTAAGGAAATGAACAGTAAGTTTGCTCCTCAGGAATACACCGAAGAAGGCAACAGTAAGAAAGAACTCTTCGACGCTTATGGTCGCTTCTACATTATCTATACTGACCTGAAAGAAATCGAAGTTGAGGCTCGTCATCGTGCTGAAGAAAAGGCTGAACGTGAAGAACGTGCTCGTCAGGCTGAAATCGCTAAGAACACCAAAGAACTTATCAAGCCAGCTCAACCTGTAAAGAGCGAAGAGGAAGTCAAAGAAGCCTCTAAAGCCAATAAGAAGGCAAAGGCTGACAAGGCTCCGAAAGCTGAGAAGAAAGCCTCTGTAGAGGGCGAAAAGAAGTCTGCTCCTCGTATCGATGACGCTAACGAACGTCTGACTAAATACTCTGAGGAACTGGCTGAGAAAGAAGCTCTGGTTGCTAATGCTGAGGAGTTCGCTAAACTGTCAAAGGAAGACGCAAAGGCTATCCGCCACCGTATCGCTTCCCTGAAACGTAAAATCGAAAGAGCTAACAAGGCTCTTGGAACTAAATAAGCCGTTCATCATGAAAACAGCGATAACAGTCGTAGTGCTCCTTATCCTCGGGGCACTACGTTTATTCGAATATATACATCGAGACTGACAATGGAAGATAACTCCCTATATGGTAAGAACTGTGCGGGTAAAGTGGCTCTCTGTGAGACCTGTGCCTATGACGGCTATTGCCGAGACAAGATACGATATTACAGATGTAGAAACTATATAAAAATAAGAGACGATTATGAGCCGACTAAGACAAATCCTACTGCCGACCGCAATGATGGCTGCGGCAGCAAGTGATGACCGTGTGTACAAACAAAGTAATGAATCAGGAGGAATGCACTTCAATCCTAATTACAGACCCAAGCCTGTTCACAAGAAATTGAGAGAATTTACTGTTAAAGGACAGAAAATCATGGCATACTCCAAGAAAGATGCCGTTACAAGGTTAAAACATCAAAAGAAATAACCTATGTACAAAAAGAGAAAAGTGAAAGACCTCTCTTATGAGCAACGGGTCAAATTGCTCAAAGAGGTGATTGATAGTTTTAGTTGCGTGACTGTTTATGCAACATATGGTGAATATGAAGAAATTGATAGAACAAAAGTAGAAGATGGAATTGATGAGAATACGGTTGCTATCATGACTAATATTTGCACTGGTTAAACGAATAAGAAAGGAAAACCAATTATGGTAACAGAACTGACAGACAGCCGGAAGAAGATACGTGAAGCGTTTCGCTCCGGAGAGATTAATGCGATATGTGGGTATCCGGGAATTGGTAAGACATACCTGACTCATCAGCACCCACAGTTCATTGACGGGTTCTTCTCGAAACAGTATTATCTCGACAAGAAGAACGGTATCGTCAACCCTGACTTCCCCGACAATTATAGACGCTTCTGTGTTGAGGCTGTACTGTTCGGGAAGATAGTCGTGTGTGCTATGCACCCGAAGGCACGTGAAGTGTTTGACAGCCTCGGAATGTCGTATCTGATGATTTACCCGAACCCGAATGAACGGGAAAGATACTTCAACATCTATGACACCCGACCTGATGAACGTGAGTGGATTGAACTTAACAAGTCGACATGGGACACGAAGATACAGTCCTTGAAAGACGCAAAAAATCCCTACGAACTGTCATAAGGATGAAATCCCCACAGGTATGAACCTCACGGAATATCTTGAGTGGCTCGGTATCTTCGAGGGAGCTGAATATCTTCCGAACATCATACAGGTGCTTGATTCCCTGCCCATGAAGCCGGAGACTCCGTGGTACGACGCTCAAACAGCCTGTGAAACAGCTATCCGGCAGCAGTTCAGGGGGGGGGGATGTCTGTGCCGTTCTGGGATAACTTCTGTGATTCCCCAGCGTTCTACGCAACGGCTCGCCCAGATGTGGTAAGAGGGTATTATAAGAAAGTAATTAAGAATCAGTGGTATGAAGTCAAAATGGTATGAATATACGTGTGATGTCTGTGGTGCGGTTTGCCACACCCGAGGAGCCTCTAATTGGGAGGTGCGTCAATACGGTTGGATAGTATCAGGCGGAAAACACTATTGCTCAAAAGAATGTTATGACAAAGACAAAGGAACAAATAGAAGCGCACAGGCGATTATGTGAACACTTCGATGATACACTACTGGGAGATGGTAGAACGTGTTGCACAGCCGACTTGCGTGCCTTACCTACGTGGCAAGACCCCTGTGGTGATGGTACGGTGTACCCGTGTGAAAACGAATGTCCGTATATGAAACAATTTATAAATGAAGATAACGATGGAAACATTGAAACCAATCATTCAGACGGAAGAGCCTGACAAGTATGGGCGAACCGTCAAAGTTGGAATTCAGGATGGACCGAATACCTGTTATTTCCAACTTATGTCAATCGAAGAGGCTGAACAGCTCCGTGATGAACTCACCAAGTTCCTGTCAGGAGTCAAGCAGCCAGGATGCTTCTACATTCCGGAAGTGTCATTAAACGAAATGCGTGAACAGGTGAAAGTCGGAGATACTGTTAAGGTACGGTTCGAAAAGTTCGGTATGCCTGACAAACACGTCCCTGGAAGAGTGATAGCTCCTAAGAGAGTATATCGAGAAGTAACTGTAACCGAAAGACGAGGCGACCACCTGAAAGGGTGTGCGTTGGGAATCCGAGGTGAAGTAAAGTTTCACGTGGAACAAATCATACAGGTCTATGAAAGTAAATAAGCGAGCATTGATGATACGGATTGTGAACCGTATCACTGTTGAGAGAAACTATTGGAGAGCTAAATGTGAGGCTCTCCACAGTCATCAACCGTTCATCGAGAATGAAAGGTACGAGCGACGTCGGCATAAGATAACCCGTATAAGCCGACCCCAGTAGCCTGTTTCGGAAAAATTTGAGGAAAATATCGGGAAACTCTTTGGAATGTCAATTAATGCCACTATATTTGTTCCGTCAAACAATTTAAATCATTTGGTTATGGGACATAAACGAGTTTTCAACATCATCACAAGTCAGTGCATAAACGGTCAATGGGGTATCGCTGACATTGCGTTCTCAATCACTTCTAAACAGAAGGCACAGGAACAAATGGATACCATCTGTCGACTCACTGAAAGAGGCGAATGGTTTGTAGGTAGTGACCATCACTACATTATCAAGTCCGACGACATCAATCCTGTTGATGGTCAGCCTCGCTTCCTACGGGATATCATGATACAGTGCGTTGAGACAGGGGTTCTCATCCTCTACAGAATGATAGAGTCTCCGCTGAATAGTATGTATATCTCTAAATAATTCCCCGATATGGACATCAGAAATAATAAGCCAGTGACCGTTACATTCAGTGACGGCACTGTCAAGCAAGTAATCTATGACTCGTTTGAGGTTCTTGAGGGAGGGCAGGTATCCCTTCGCGGACACTTATCAGACCTTGCTACTGAACAGGTCGTAGAGACGCCAATAGAGGCTCCTACTGAGCCAACACTACCTGAGGATAGACCGTACCTGCGCTCGTACCTGTTTAAATCAGGACTCATCCGCTTCCTACATGAAGGACGTATGCAAACGGCTGCGATAACTCACTGCACCGATAAGGCTTGGAGAGTCATCAATAAAGAGTTGGGAGTGGCTTGGCTGCCGAAGAATGTTATTCGTTGGAGTGAAATCGCTCAGCAGTTCTGCGTGGTTGATGAACGGTATCAACTGAACTTCACGTTTGATGTGAAAAAGGGTATGGATGAATATCCGTCTATCTTCGACCCTGAGGACTTGGTTATTTATGAACTCGATTAATATACAAGAATTATGATGGTAAACATGAACGGTCTGTCTAACCAGACTTGGCGAAACTTTGTGAAGTCATTGGAGGAGTTTGACCAGCCTGTTAAGTCAGCTGGCGACTATATCCTGAAGTTACAGGAGGTCTTCACTCCTGGGCACACTCGTCAGATACACGTACTTCCGAAACTTGGACAGGGTTCACTCGGAGAGGCTCAACGATATCTGAACGTCTCTGATGAATACTGCTGGGAAATAATCGTTTCGGACGACAGCCGTTTCGGTCGCCATGTAGCTGTGTGCTCCTATTATACCGAACCAGCGTTCGAAGTCTTTACACGGACACTCGGCTGGAGTGATGAACATAAAGAACAGTATAGACGCTCAACCGACTTCGAGAAGGAGAAGAAGTTACAGGAGCAGTTTGCCTACGTTGTTCTCGAAACAATCTGGGGAGTGAAAGGTCAAAACATTCAGAGATTATGATAGGTCAAGAAGTGTACATTTGTAGCAATAACTTTGCGAAGAACTATAAGACAACATGGCAGGAGACCGATACCTGTGTGGCAGTCTTAGAAGAAAGACTTGAACGGTTCCTGAAAGGACAGGGAATCAGCTTCGCTGGGAACTTCCGTTGGATTCCTAAGACATTCAACGAGGAACTTCCTAAGAAGCACAAGAAGAAACCAATCGTAGAATTTTAAGGAGAAACAATCATGAGACGATGTCGAAAATGTTCATGTAGGAATGAGGCTACTTGCCGAGCCTGTCGTAGCTATTACAGGGGTAATCTGAAGACTCAGGTTATGCTGGCGTTCCTAATACTGTTAGGAGCGATGTGTGCGGGAGTAGTGCTGGCGTTCATTATGATTGTATTCTTCCTACTATTATAAACTAAAATTTGAAATTATGCTTGAAACAGAAGAAATCTATCCAGGAGGATATCCTCCAAAGAAGAACAACCTGTGGAAGAAGATTGAAGACAAGATGGAACAGGTACGAGCCGACGTGTTCAAAGAGAAGCCGATACACTGGTTCTCGATACTTTGGTGGGGTCTCGTGTTCCTATGTGCTTTTATTGTAATGAAATCCTGCAGTGACCCCGAAGCCGTACCAGCAGGAGGTTGCTATGCTGCAGTAGAGGAAACGATGCCCGAGGTGGGTGATTCAATTCCTGAAACGTTCTTTGATGAAGTGTACGACTATATCTTCAAGTTGAGGCTTGACCATCCGGATATTGTGATGGCTCAATGTATAGAGGAATCCGGTACGTTCACTTCGAAGCTGTTCAGGGAAGGACATAACTGTCTGGGGATGAAAGTCCCCAGCACCCGTCCAACTCTTGCAGTAGGAACCATGATGGGTCATGCCCGATTTAACTCCTGGCACGACTGCATTACCGATTACGCTATATGGCAGAGTACATTCTGCCGACGGTTCACAAGAGACGAATATTTCGCCTATTTAGACCGCTTATACGCTGAGAAGAAAGGTTATAGTGACAGGCTCAAGAATATCATTAAATCGAGAGGACTGTAATCGATAACCGGAGAAATCACGTAACATTATCAAACATCAAATAATTTCGAAAATGATTACATCAGATTTAACAACAAACAGCTCGAACCCAGTTGAACGAGCGTTGGAAGAGTTCCGTAAACAGGTTCTCGAACCGTATGGCATGAAGTTCTTAATCGTTGGTTCTCTTGCCTTGCATAAGTTAGGAATGGAAGTCGATGAACCTCACGACATCGACATGGAGGTCATTTGTACGCCTGAACAGGAACAGAACATCTTCAAGCTCCTGTCAGACTCTCAGGCAAACAATATGTATGCCATGAAAGAAAGAGAGGATTATCACTCGAACGCTGAACGGCTCATGGACAAAGTAACATGGAAGCATAAGCCGTATATCTTTAAGTGGGGAGACCGCTTAATCAATGTATGGGTGGTGACAGAATTCAGTCACACCTACATTCAGCTCTCGAACGGTATCTGTTATGCACAGGTGATGTCCGTTATCCGCAAGAAGATAGCGTATCAGCGCAATAAAGACAGAGCATTTCTTGTCAATCTTGCCTATCGTTTCCTTGGAATGTGTGGGGCAAATGGCAAGAGAACGTCCGCTGTATTCACTCCCGACAGGTGAGATTCCTAATGATTACAGGGACGACAGAAAACCGATTGACGAAAACCGACGTTATATAAACACGTTTGAAAATTGAAACATTTATTTATCCATTAAAATTAAAACAAAAATGAGAAAGTCAGAATTCGTGGCAAAAGTTGCCGAAGTAGCTGGTATGACCCAGAGAGATACCGAAAAAGTAATCGACGCTCTTACTCCGGTAATCGTTGAAACTTGCGTTGAAAAAGGCGATGAAATCAGCCTTCCGTTCGGTAAATTCAAACAGAAAGTTAATCCGGCAAAAACGGGTGTAAATCCGCTGACACAGAAACCGATGAACGTGCCTGAGTCTCACACACTGGCTTTTAAGGCTTCCAAAACTGTGAAAACAGTGATTGAACCCAAGAAAGGCAAGAAGAAATAACTCGAGAAGAGCACTTTTTGTTCATAAGGTGAGGAAGGAGCTGGGCTGTAATGGTTCAGCTCCTTCTGATTTATAGGAGCCACTGGCGGTCGCTCTACGAGATTTACCCCTGTTGGCTGGTATAAATTACTCGTTTTATAATTATAATCGCTTAAATCGTCTAAAATGAACCAAAGAATGGAACATAGCTCTTCAGTTACTCTATCAGGGTTCTGCGAGCACATAGTAAGTAAGACTCAATCCGAGGTGTACAGGCTGTCAGGCACAGCCGGACTCAAAATTCAGGATGGAAAGGCTCGTAGAAGAGAACGCAGAGCCGAATTAAGAAGAAATCAGAAGAAATAATCAAGAAAATCCCGAGGAACTCATTGGATATTCGAAAAGTCAGCGTATATTTGCTCAGTCAAATCAAACAAGTGTACGTCATGAAAGGTCATAGATACTACGAAAATTTAGATTTTAGCAAGCCAGTGGGAACTCATCGCTGGGTTGATAACATCAAATCACGTCGGGAGCTGGCAAAGGTTGCTCTGGTAGCGATGGCTCGCATTAGTCAATCCGAACAGGGAACAATCACTTGCCCGTATGAACTTGCTTCCTCATCTATGAAAGACGGACGTACACTTATTCAGACTATCTATGAGGATGGTTATGTTATGTATAATGACGGATGGTTTATCGTCGAGTGCGATGAGGATGGCTGTCTCTACGTTGATGTAACAGGTACAGCCGTCAGAGAGTGTCCGGAGTATGATAACATGGAATATATCATGGACGCAGCCTGTAAGGAAGCTCATGAAGAGTGTATGGCTGCTTTGGCTGAAGAATAACTAAGACAGAAATATATGGCAAAGAAATTTATCCCAGCAGGAATTGAAGTACAGCGTCATCTTGACGCTTTCGTACACGTGGGTTGCATAGCACGAGTGTTCAAGAATGCAGGCATTGACCCCCACCGAACGAAAGGAAAGGAACACAGAGTTTACTCAAAAGACGGGAAGACATATTGGTTGCTCTTCGATGTGCTCTGTCATGGCTTCCTAACAGAGTTCAACATCAATGGGCGGTATCTTCGAGCGGTTCTTGAGAGACCATCCCGAAACGTGTATATCCTTGACATGAGATTCCCCTATAAGATTACGGACGAGCTCGAAAAGGGTAATCTGACAGGGGAAGAAACCTATCGTGGGTTGATAGAACACTTCACCATCAAGTGGTGGGACGGAGCTGAGTTTTCGAAACTCCTACATAACAATCAAGTGAAATTTAATGACTTATAAGGTATGGAAACAAAGACAAGACATCTGATTATGAAGCTGGCTGAACAGTACGAGAAGCCGGAATTCGTAGCTGACGACCCTGTACAGTTCCCTCGGAAGTTTGGTTACAAATGTTCTCAGGAGATAGTGGGGTTCATCGCTGCGTGGTTAGCGTATGGGAACCGAAAGGCAATCCTCTCAACCTGTGAGAGCCTGTTCGCTGACATGGAACGATATACTCCCTATATGTATATCAAGAATATGGTCTGGAGAAAGTACGTTGGTTCGGAAGAGTCCATGTACCGCTTCTTCAAGTGGGGCGACTTTGCTGAACTATGTAAGGCACTCAAGAAAATCTACGATGAAAACGAGGACATGGAAGAGGCTGTATCGAAAGCATATTGTCGTTCCGGCTGCGCCACAGATTATCTCTATGCGCTGATAACCCTGTTCCCTGGAGTGAAAGGTATCCCCCAGGACACGAAGTCAGCTTGCAAGCGTCTAAATATGTTCTTGCGCTGGATGGTAAGAAAGAACAGTCCAGTTGATTTAGGAATCTGGAGCTTAATCCCTCCATCATGGCTGATGATTCCGCTTGATACTCATGTCGCAAACGTTGGTCGTCAATTGGGTCTCATAACGGGCAAAGGCGATAGCATGAATACAGTGCTTGAGCTTACTACTAACTGTCGCGAGGTCTATCCGTTAGACCCGTGTAAATGTGACTTCGCTCTGTTTGGGTACGGTGTAAACAATAAAGGAAAGAAAGATGAACAAATTTGAAAGAAAACTCAAAGAAGCGACAGCCCAAACGACGGCTTCGCTACTCGCCAAGTTGAGAGCTTGGAAGAAAGATTGGAAGCGTGGTTCCCTGATGGGAAGCGGTTGTTTCGTAAACATTACGACGCTTGGTGGTAATCACGGATTCGAAGCCTACCTTGACGGGGAAGCCTTTAACAAGTTCGTTCGCCCTGCTATCAAAGAAGCTATGGAAATGACTCTTCAAAAGAAGAAGGAATATCTTGATTATGAAGGCAAGTCAATCGAAACTGAATTGAAGGAAGATTTCAAACCTACAAAGAAAAATCGCCATGAAGAAACTTCTGCGTAAACTGTTCTTTTGGTTGTTCAAAGAGGACTTCGAAAGAATGAATAAATTAGAATCGGATTTAAAGGGATTAATCCACAGGCAAAAGTGCGCGACTCAGGAAGCTGAGGTTCGTGCTGAACGTATCCGGCAACTGATGGGGAACATTGATGTTTCAGTTGATGTTCATCATCATTCAGGTTCATGGGCGGTTGTATCCTTACAGGGTGCGAAGACCGACTACATTAAATTCATCGACCTCGGGAGCCGAGACATGATGGAAATCGCTCGTTTCCTACGGCAGTATGATAGAGCGAATGTGAAAATAGACGCCAGTCCTTTCGACAGGCAGCAGATGATAAACGAAGAAATTTACAGATTATGAAACAGTTAGCAATTATTTCAATCTTCCTACTCCTACTTACAGGCTGTGGGAAACGTGTCAATCAAGACACACTCGTAGAACTTTCAGTGAAGTCTATGGTAGAATTCTCAGAACGTTTGTCAGGACACTCCTTACAGAATCTTGAAAGTTCTATCCTGAACCTGTCTCAAGCCACAGGACTTGAACCCCGAACATCAGAGCTGGCTGGGGAGATACTGTATTGTGCGGATGCTCATCTTGATGATGGTACGAACTACTTGATTACAGGCTACGACCGCAAGGAGGGTGCTGCGGTTCTCATAACGATTACAAACAGCGAGGACAGTACAATCCCCCAGAAGATGTGTGAACGTATTCGCTCGCTCGCACTTGAGAGAGGCTTGGTGCTGTCTTACATGACAGGTGCTGATAAGATTAGAGGCGGTTACTTCATTGTTCAGAACATGAAAGACGGTCTCCTATTAATCATTGGAGGAGAAAGGATATACTGATGGAAGGGAAACGTATTGGAATAGTCGTTGGAGGAGCCGGAGCTATTCCGGAGGCAGCTATAAGAATGGCTCAGAAACACGACGTTGAACTGGTCAGAGTGGAGGACATTAAGCAGGAAGAATACGAGCCAACCCGTATCCCTGAACAGGTGTACACCATTTATCCTCGACCTGACATTCCTGACATCACCCTATATGACCCACCACGAATGGGTAAAGGTGGCTCGAAACACGGTCGTAATGAAGAAAGAATCCGGAAAGACAGGAAGAAAAACAAAGCAAAGAAAACCCATCGACGGAGAAAATAACGTATAATAAACGTCACGTGACGATAACCCTGTTACACGGCTGCGCAACCGTGTGGCGCATTATTCACAATTAAATTCATATTAAAATGAAGAAAGATTTCTTAAACATTTCCCCTGAGTCTGGGGGGGTCTTAGCAAGGCAGTAAATGCTCTTCAATACGGAGTATCAATTATTCCCCAATTTTCATTCACTCCAATTGCAACATCGAGCAATAACCAAGGTTCAGGATGGAGCGAAGACTTTTCATTCGTTCAAGAAGCTGATGGAAGGCTTCAATTTTGGCTTATCTTTAAGCCTCAAGCAAATCTTGCTACTGAAAGTTCAAGCCCAAACTTAAAATTCCAAATTTCAATTCTTGCTTCAGCTATTGGAGACGGAACAGTTTCCGGAATGGATTATTGGCTTTATGTTAGGAGAGCTTCAGGCTCCCAAGCAACTGGACCATTTAAAATGCAATTTGTTAAACAGAGCCAAGCACCTTTCATTACTTTTTCATGGTTGGATTCAGGTTCGTGGGAAGATTTATCTGGAAGAGAACTTTATTACTCTTTTTCGTTGGTAAATGATGATGCATCAGAAGAAATTAACATTCCTATTTCTTTTGCTGTCAGATACGATATGTAATCTGTTTAAACATTCTCAAAGATATCCCGGAAGAAATTCCGGGATTATCTTTGCAGTCTCATGAGAATCCATTACCTTTGTTGCGTAAATCAATTAAAAACAGTAAAGTCATGAAAGCAACAATCGAAGAACAATTAAAGAACATCACTCCTGAAGTAGCGGTTCTTTTCGCAGAAATCCTCAACTGTATCACCTCTGCTCGTAATGAAGCTGAACTCCGTAGGGAAATGGAACTCATCAAGATGCGTCATTATCAATTCAGTGACCTGTTCACATACGGCTTCGGGTCTCACCACCTGTGGGTCAACCAAGCCAACAGAAGAAATAGATTAATATTCGTGGAGTTCTAATCGAACTCCTCGGATTTCACGTATATTTATCAGTAACATTTTAAAAACAAGATTATGGACATTACAAAGAAGAAAGTTATCTTCATCGACTTGGACGGTACGCTCATCGATACCGCATCCGGCAAAACGTTCCCGGAAGGAGTCTGGGACATGAAACTGAAAATGGAGGTTTTTGCGCAGCTCAAGAAACTTCATCCACAGGCTGTTCTCATCGTATCTAATCAGGGTGGAATTGAAATGGGTCACGTTCACCCAGCTATGTTTCAACCGAAATTCATTTACGTCATCGCATCTCTTCAGTCGTTCATCGGCTTGAATACACTTGTCGCTGGACAGTTCTGTCCCTACAATGCAAAGGAACACCCTGACCGCAAACCGAACCCAGGAATGCTTGAGAATATGTTGAAAGAATTCTGTGAGAATACAGGGTTGGAAATCAGCAAAGAAGAATGCTTAATGATAGGTGATGCCTCTGGTCTTGAAGGGCAATTCAGCGACAGCGACCTGAAAACGTCTGCGAACTTTGGCTGTGATTATCTCGACGTTACAGAGTTCACCAATATGGAGCTCCCTGAGCCTCTGTTTAAGGTGATTGATATGCACTCTGGTGAAGTTGTTAAGGACAAGGACGATAATTTCTTAGAGGCTCTAAAAGAGAGCGAGGCGATGGAGAAAGTAGCTTTCTTGCAACAGGCTTCGACCGACCCGAAGGCTCGCTTCACCTATGTTCCTCAGCTATGGGAATGTCCGAAAGAGCCTGAACAGCGTCCAGAGCCGAAGCCAAAAGCAAAGATTTTGAATATGAACCCTAAAAAGTAGAACGACATGGCAATAATTTCAGAAGACACCAGATTGACGATTGCCACACGGTTGGCAAATCTGAACTACAAAGAGAAACTCGACGCTCTTCAGGAAAAGCTCAATGAAGCTATCGAGAAACGGTTTTTCGGTAAGACACCCGAGGACGTTCTGGCTTGTTTCAAGGCACATAAGGAGTTCTTCCTCCGCTGTAACGAAGCGACGCTCTCTTCCTATAACTTGCCGAAGGGATGGTTCCCGGAAGATTGGGGAAGTCGTACTATCTACATTCACCTGAAATTTTCCTGTGATATACCTTATGGAGACGAAAAGGTTGAATCGTACATCGGTAAACTCAAGGATAATGACAGTATTGCTTCTTTGGTGAAGGAATATCTCATCACCGAGAAAGACCGTTACTTTATGGAAAAGCGTCTGAAGTGTCTTATGAAGACGACACGGTTCACCCCTGTTAGACTTCAAGAAGAGTTCCCCGAAGCGTATCTTATCTATATGGATATCATTACAGCCGACTATAACGAAAAGAACGACGATGCTAAGAAACCTGCGTCGAACCTGTGTGACACTATTGAAAATATTCGTGCGACATTGAAACCTGACTTAAAGGAGGCTCTCAAGAATGCAAAAGAGGAAGAATAAATTAGGTTGGTTCATGAGGTGGTGGTATAGCCACCTCATCTTCCCTGCCCAGTACGTGTCTTTCAAAGACGCTGGGGAAGAGGAACTGTTCTGGAACATTGTGACTTGGTACCATTTCTTCAACCATTACAAAGATTTTGTATGCAAGATTCAGTGGTATATCAGTAAAGATATCGTGGCTTATATCTACATCAGAAACTTGGAAGATTGGTCTACGAAAGCCGTTTACTTCAACGATAAGCCATGCGAACTTATACAGGTCACAGATGACCTCACTCCCTACAAACAGGTAGATGGAAAGATTTACGAGATTACTGGTGACAGTCCAGTCGAATAGCGTTATTTCATTGTAATTTAAAATCGAAAGTTATGTTCATATTTATTAAATCATGGGTTCTCCCTGAAGATACAGTGGCTTCAAATCAGAAGCCAGAACTCGTAGAGGTTCAGAGAGCCTATCGAGTTGAGAACATCAAAGAGGTCAGTGAGGTTCACGCTCTAACAGCTTCCAAGGGGAAGTTTCGCTTCTCTATCTTATTAGTTACAGGCGAAAGGCTGTTCTCGTCCATGTACGGTTCAAAAGAGGAAGCTGAAATGGCACAGGTCTCAGCCATCACAACTCTCAATGCCATTGAGTTGTATTTTGAACGTTTCAAACACGTTCCGGAACATCATGCAACTCCTGTTATGTTTCAAGTTCCTGACCTGAAACAAAAGAAACTCGTTCCCGGAAAGATATCGATGTTCGATACTCCGGTTTATTCAATCCAAATTTAACAACAATCTAAATTCATTTCCGATTATGAAAGTAGTTTATAACTTTATTTATGCCGACCCAGACGGCAAACCACAGGAGTTTCAAATGCCTGTGAATGTTACTGAGGAAACCGATGCCGACTTGATGTACGACCTTTGTTTGTCGTATCTTAAGATTGGTCATGTAGGAGGCACACCTCTTCACGCTGTTTCAACATCTAAACAGTATCCGAACTATTGTTTCACCTCAACCGCTTGCGATGATGAATGTCAAGCATGTCGTTCGAAGAAACTGTCAGGCGCACAGCCGTATCAACCCCAGTCTCTTGACGGGAAGAAGATTTACATCTACGAAGGCAAGTTCGCAAAGGTAGGTCGGTTCGGCAATCGCATCATTCAAAAATCCTACTTGTTACCTGCACCCGCATTGCTCACGGACAATCTGATTCAGGACTTCAAGAAAGCCATGAACACAGAGCCAGACGGTATGGGCTGGGAACTGTTAGGAGTTACATTGGTTCACGAACTCAATCCGCAGGGGATGACTGATAAGGAGATTGAAAAGTATGTCAAGACTCCTGAGGGCAATCTGTTCACACCGGAGGAAAAGGCTTCTGAAGAAAAGATGATTTGGGCACGTACAAGTGACGAGAACGAAGACCGTACAGCGTGGATTCCGGCTTTGGTTCGTGGTAAACAGGTTCTGAGCGCAATCGGTGAACTGGATAACCCCGACAACCCTGAAGACACTCGCGACTTCGATGACTGTCCTATTCCGGGATATCGTGTGGTAAAAAGAGTCCGACCCGACTTCTGACCTGTGTATGGCTCGCATCGCTGTGCTGGTTACTCCGGTAAATTCTGACGATACAAAACGGAAATCGTTCATGTATATCAATGAGTTTCCAATTCAGAAAGGTTTTACCGACAAGAAGGCTGAACGTTATCTGATGAAGATGGCTCAGAACTTTATGTTCGGAGAGTATGAAATACTTCCTATTTATTGGGAATATCTGTCCTATCTGAACGGAGCTGAAAACCACCAGCCGAAAGAATACATGAAGGAACTCAATTCAGATGATATGGAAGTTCCTCACTTTCTCGTGACCTATACAGTTACGGAGAACGAAAAGGAACAGCGTATTCGTGAGCATTCTTGCGTGGTAATCGCTTCTGCCCCTGTAACATCGCCTATCATGATGATTCCGTCGGCTGCTGATGTTCACCAGCGTCTTCAGAAATATATCAAGGGTAAAGTTACCATTGAAGATATCAAATACTTTGAGGACGTAGTATCAAGCCTTGCGGTCGTGCTTTAAGCCTCTAAGCGACAATCAAAGGTGTGCTCCGGATAATTTGTTCGGGGCACGCTTTTAACCTCTTAAATCGGCTATAATTAACGTCAAAATAGCGCAAATAATTTCGTTGAATTTAAAACTTAAAAATCATGAAGAAAGATTTTCTTACAATCACTCCCGATTCGGGGGGGTACGGCTGAAGTAAGCGTATCTGCTGACCCTAATCCAACATTCGCTTCCCGTTCAACTTCATTAAACTTCTCCGCTGGGGGGGGGTATCAGTAAATCATTGAATGTTTCCCAGTTAGGAGTTCCGTTTGTCTTTAACAATTTTGTCAAACTTATCAATTCACAAGAAGCTGACCTACAAAATTCGAACTGTAAATTTGTAGGTGGAGTCTTGACTTTTCCGAACTTAATCTTCCCTATACAGGCAGTTTCTTCTACAGAGTTCCCTGATACTATTGGAATAACAACATCTATTCCAAAAGAATTATCTGGGAGAAGTGAAGATTCGAAGACTGTTCAAATAACACGGGTTCCAATATCTGGAACCAATACTATCGGTATTGATATAGCATCTTTAAGTCTTGTCATTCAATTATTCAGGGATGATTTGAATACTTACATTGTTGATGTTATCGATGAGCTAACTGAAGACCAACTGAGCCGAACTTTCATTCAACTCGAATATAATGGTACGGTCATTGTAAAGTCTCTCATTTATTAAAATTGAGAAATCTTGAGATATCCCGGAAGAAATTCCGGGATTTTCTTTGCAGTCTCATTTCTTTCCACTATCTTTGTACTGTCAAATTTAAACATCGATAATCATGAAACATCAACTAACATTCAAAAGTGGTTCTTCCTACCAAAGTTCTTGGGAAGTCACAAATCGTACATTATGCGCTATGGAAAGTCAAGTCGAAGAATTGAAATCTTTACTTGATGAGTTGTATGAAGCGAGGGAAGATATCCCCACAGCCTGTACGTCTGAAAAAGACGCAGCAGACTATCAAATACGTCTCTTAAAGGAATCTGTCGATAACCTGAATAAGTTTATATCCATACATCGGGAATATCTCAATAAGAGCATCGTTCAAGCCTGTGAATGTTACGGTCAGACCGCTCCTGAATGGTTCACTTCTAAATAATTACGACTATGACAAAGATAAAGTTCACATCAAAAAGAGGCGAAAAGCCTTCAAAACTTCAGCGTGCTGGAGGGGAACAAAGACATTCAATGATTTTCTACAAAGGTGAGTCAATCATGTCTGTAACAGGAAACTCATCATTGTGCCTGTATTGTACGCCAAAGAATATCTGTTTAAGACTCAAAAATTGTGCCGACCACAGAGCAGCCGTAAATTGGGTCAAAGAACACGCTCAAGAACTATGGGAGAAATATCCGTTTACTGAAAAACTTAAAGAGGAGGAGAAACAATCATGATAGCACCTATCGTCATCAACCGTACAACGGTAAAGGGTGGAGCTGGTATGCCCACATCAGAATATGCACAGCTTGTTTACAAAGGAGAGGAAATAGGCTTCATCAATGAACAGGGAGTATTTCTCAAGATGTACGACCCTAAAATCACGACAGGTGTATTTCAGAACATCGGGGTCTTTGAAGGAAAGACCGTTGGTCAAAAGTGTCAGATGTTCGAAAAGCACTGGGACGCTATCTACGACCGTTATACAACTGTGGTAAGAGGAAAGTAATTTTCACGACTATATTGATTTAATTGATTATTGACAGGGAATGGCTGGGTATTGCACTCAGCCATTCTTGTTGAAACCCGTGAAGGAGTCTCCCTGTCGCAAGCTGCAAAACCAATCCCAACGTATGAAATTTCCTTTGAGTCTAACATTGCTTTTGCTGCTGCATTTCTGTTTAATACGGCAAACATTCCTTCGGCATCTCCGGAAAATTTTGATGCTTTATCTGGAATGGAAATAAATCTTGACCCAGTTCAATGGCAAGGATATCTTGAAGTGAATGATTCATCGAATCCTGGCGTTATTCAGCGTATTAATCCTGGGGAGAAGTTCTATGTCAGAGTTCAAAATGCTTCAGGTTGGACTATGAGTCAAGTCTATACCTTTACACTACAAAACAGTGACCAAGTTTGTACACTTGGATAATAAGAGGGAGTCCGGAGTTCGGACTCCCTTTTCATCATAATCTTCTAATAGCTCCACGAATATAAACTGCTGCGGTTTGACCCCCAGAAGCAACTGTACAAGTCCCTTGGCAATATTCTCCTGGTTGCATAACAATTCCGCTTCCGCTTCCTGATGCCCAATACCAATCAGTGGGGTAAATCGTAAACGTCCAAGTATTTGCGCCTGCAGAAACTGGAGAGGTTGCCACTGCACTACCTTGAACAATCGATACACCCCCATCGATAAATTCTGTCATTTTTACAGTAACCGTTGGTTTGGAAGGGCAATTTGTTACAGTAACCGTTTCGGCATAAGCAGCACCAATGTTTGCGGTTTTCATAGAACCGAAAACCGAAGTCGGAGACACAGTGATTTTGGCTGCGGCAGCTTGCGACAGGGAGACTCCTTGGCTCTTACCACTCGTGGCTTGAGTATAGGTGGCAGTTCCCGTTCTCGTCGACGTCGCAGAGTTCGCAGCAGCGGTGACGGTTGTGCCACTACCAGAGAATCCCGTACCTGTTACGGCAACAGTATAGTTCACATTTTCCTGGGTCGATGTCTCGACTCCGTTTACTTTTGAAGGAAGTGAATAAAGGAAGATTCTGGCGTAAAATCAATCGATTGCCGAAGAAAGAACGTTTTACATATAAAAAGAATGAAGACATGAAGAAAGAAGAAAAACGAAACAAACAGTTGCTCGACATTCTTGAAAAGGATTTTGAAGAACTCTCCGCAGGAGAACTTCAGGTTCTTCGCAATGAAACGAGGAAACTGTACGGAATTGAAGGGAAGATTGAGGTCAGTATGATTCTTAATTCCTACCTGAATATGAAACGCAAGTACATCCACGAGCTTGAACAGGCACTCGTCACGGTGAAACAAACTGTTAGGGACTTCGGAGTTTTCGGTGGTGGCAAACAGGTTGTATCCCCCAGGATACAGGTTCCCACGTTTGACGGTCTTAACGGAGCTTCTAAGGGAATGTTCTATATTGATGGATACACTTATCTCCCTGTTCTAACTGTATCGTATTTTGACGACCGTACAGAGGTTATATGCCTATCTCCGGAAGGCTCGTTTTGTAGGATATCGACAAAGGATTTTGATTTCGAGATATAAACCGCTAAATTTGCGGTGAATTTAATTCATTTAGTTATAACTAATTTTTGAAAATTATGCAGAAAGATTTCATTACAGCTACTCCGGACTCCGGAGGAAGTGGTCGCACAACCGTGACTGCCGCAGCGTCTGCTAACCAGACAGAATCCGCACGCAGTGTGAACCTGTCCGTGGCTGGCGGAGGAATGACACGTACTGTTGCAGCGAGTCAGGCTGCGGGAGTCGTGACTTGGAACTACTACTTTTCTGTCACCCCGACTTCTTTGAGTTTCGTTGCGGGTGGTGAAAGTAAATCAGTAACGGTAACATCGTACCGAAAGAAAGTTATAAACGGAGTCGAGACATCGACCCAGGAAAATGTTGCATGGACTGCTACGATTAGTGGAACAGGGTTCAGCAAGAACACAGATGGAACATCTATTACGGCTGGAGTAAACTCTGGTGATTCAAGGTCTGGTTCTGTTTCCTATACACAGGGGACAAGTGGAAAGACGGCTTCTGTTTCATTGAGTCAGGCAGAAGATTCGACTTCCTATATAATTACATTTAATGGGGAAAGTGAAAGAACTTCTTATTATTTGTTCAATACAAGTTCGACCCCTGTTGGTTCCCCACTTCAATACCCAGCTATGGTTAGCGGTCCAACTGGAGGTGTTTCTCCGTATATTTGGTTCAAACGAAAAGGTCTTCAAACAAGTGATGTGGGAAGTGCCGGAAAAACTACTTATGTTCCAGCAGGAACCAGAGTAACAATTCGGTCGATAACAGGAATTTCTAAAAACTGGAATAATTCAAGAACAACATCTTTCACATTGGAAGAAAATAATCAAACAGTCAATCTTCCATAAAATTAGGAGCTGGCGGGAAGTATCGGGATATTCACTGACTCCCGCCAGAATCCCTCCTTATTCATTTAAAATAGAGCCAAGGAGTCTCCCTGTCGCAAGCTGCCGCAGTAAATCCATGGGCAATTTCTGGAACAATCATTAATATTACTGGATATGGTTCAGGAAGTAGCACTATTTCTGTATCAGCACCTATAACTGGCTCGTGGACAATTGAATTCGATGATAATGCTTTCAGTCTTAATGCTTTTCCACCATCAGGAATTGGTCCAGAAAGTTCAGTCACCATTAATGCTATTAATGATTCAGGTCAAACAGGTATTCACAATATAACTGCTTCCCTAAAGAACGGCTCAAGTGTTGTTGATACTTCAACGATTCGAGTCAGAATAACATCGCAAGGATGATTATGAAGGAAAGGAGCTGGGATATCCCAGCTCCCAATTCACATTATGGTGTGATAGTTTGGTTTTCAGCTTTCAGAGTAAAAGTCGAAAAGTGCATAGGGTCGAAACTGTTTGAACCACTTTGTTGAATACGCACCGTAATAGTGTCGCCAGCCTTTGCTTTAACAGTTTCCGTTTTGCTTCCTGTTTTACAAACTGTCAATCCATTTGTATTATCCCACATGATTGAGGCATTTTCATACCCAGAACCCATAGAATAATAATCGTTCGGACCATACAAAGGTGTACCAGATGAATTAAATAGATAAGCGGTTGCCCCTGTATAATCACGGAACTGAATCGTTAGAGTAAATCTGGGGACGGCAGCTTGCGACAGGGAGACTCCTTCTTGCTTTTCGAAGAAAAACAAAGAGCACTCCTGAAAGAAGTGCTCCTCGCAAATAGTAGTGAAAATGATTAACCCAGTAGAGTCCAGGCTTCCCGTACTTTGTTGAACTTTCCGTATGGCAGAGTAACATAACCACCCCGACCGAAACCTGTCCCCCAGGAGTTCTTGATGATTAAGCCTGTTTCATCGTAACCAACGACAGCCACAGCATGACCACCCATGAACTCATCACCGTCCCAGAAGTCGTCATTATACGAAAATACATTCATTGCTATAAGTGCTGCGCCATTGACAAGAACGCTCTTTTTGAGAGCGTCAAGAGACGTCACACGAGCGAATAAATCAATACGAGATTCCCGCTTGAGAATTTCGAAAGCCTCACGTGGCATCATGCCGTCAATAGTCTTGTCGGCACGGTTGTCGTAAATGTATTCGAAGCCGATACCGGATTCGCGACCTTTCGACTTGCAATAGAAGTTGAACATCTCCGCAACGGTACAGGAAACGCAGCTCCCCTTGTTTCCTTGGTCATAGACCCGGAGTTGCTCTTTCAGTTCATAGCTCTTCGGAAGTTCAATCTTCGGAGCTGCATAAATAGCGTCATTCGGATTGACGCCACTCTCAATAAATCCAAGTCCCTTTGTAATCATTCTTTCCTAAATTTAAAGATTACGTTTTCTTTCCCAGCCGTTTCGGTAACAGAAAAGATAAATAAAGTGTCTTTCTTCTTCTCAGTCAAGACGTAAACAGTTGTCATCACGGAGTCGCTCCCGATGAAGTACGTTTTGCCCCACGAGTCTAAATTCGTAGGGACACTCAAGCCGTGAACGGTGTTCAGGCTGTCAATCACTGAAAGAGGCTGTGGGGTTACTCGTTCAAAGAACACGGTCTTTCGAGTCGTCCCACAGCCTACAATCAGCAATGTCAAGAATAGGAATACAAGTTTTTTCATCATCCGCCCACATTGAACCAGTTCCCAAGCAAGAAACATAACCAAATCAGAAGTCCACCTATCAGGGGTGGTAAACCACCGTTGAGAATAGCCTGTCCAACAGGAAGATTATTCTTCATGTTTTGATGGGCAGACAGACCAATCACCAAGAATGACACCGGAATCAGGCAAGTGATACCCATCCCAAGTGAAATTCCAAAGAACGCAGCCACCATCATTCCGATGATAACATACAAGTAATGAAAAGTTTTCATTTGAAACATTGTGAATGAATTTTAAGTTAAATCGAACTCTTTGCACACTTCCCCCATTTCCTCTTGAGTCAATGGTCGAACTTTTATTATATTGTACCTATCAAGGTCTTCTTGCAAAATAGGGAAGGGCAACCGAGTGTTCCCCGTGGGGGTGATAAAGCATTTCTCAGCATCGTCACGATAGAAGAGGACGTCAGGTTTATCTGACTCAACGAAGATTTCATCTGTATAAGCATACATGACATCTTCCCACTCTTCTTCAAAGCCAATCTTGCCCACTCGGTTCAGCCCAGTCCCAGTATCTACTTTTGGAAGGAGAAAGCCATCAACACTTTCGGCTGGCTTTTCCGGCTTATATTTAGGACGCTTCTCGAATGTTACTTCATCGAGCTCTCCTTCCAAACGGTCTATCTCTTCTAACAGTTCCTTTTCCCTACGAGCATAGTCCGTCAGTTCCTTTCTCTGTTCACGATTTTCACGCTCAAGAAAGAGGATACGCTTATTCAGACGGTCATTCTCCGCTTGAATATTCAGAACCGATAATGTATCTTCTTTGCCCATAGATTATTTCTCTTTGTCAATTATAGTGAATACCACAGTATCAAAACGTTTTCGACCAACTCCTTTCTTTCTGTCGTTCGACACGAATTTGTATTCAAAAGAAAGACGGCAATCTTTGCTTTCCATTTCTTTCTGTGCTGACTTTAGAACCCTGTCTTCTATATTCTGTGGGGTATAGGTTGAAGGACAGCACAGACGCTTCTTTAGCTCCTCTATTCCAAGAGAAAATTCCCCTTTAGAGTACCATTGACTCAACATTAAAAAGAGGCGCATAGAGTAGGAAGAAGAAAGCATCATCATTGATGGCTTATCAAACGATAAGAACCCCTGCCGTTTCCCGAACTCAAGAATCCATCGAACACTGAAATGGGACAGATAGATAGAAAACAGGTTATCTTCATTCCATTCCATTCTATGAATAAAGTAGAAGACAGTTCGTGTTGCTTTACCGTTTTTCATCCAATCCCATGTAATAGGGATATCGAACATCTTCTTAATTTCATTGAGAACCCGTATTCCGTTTCGGTTCTTGTCGATGTCAGAAAGTTTCATCGTGATTTCAACTTCATGGTCATCGTTAAAGATACCGTACTTTTCGAGATTTTCAAACTTTGTATTCGCCCAATCAATATCTTCCTTTAATAAAGGTTGGAGCTGGTCGGCAACTAAACACAAACAGCGCATTTGCCAACATGAGTAGTCAGGAGTATCCTCGCTGACTCTTTTCGAACATTGTATTACATCTTTTCTCATAATCTTTTGATTTGATACTGTAATAACGGGAAATCTAAAATAAATACTCAATCAGTTGCAATGTATGGAAATAAGGGGTTGGAGCGTACAGATGTATGTAAATAAGCGTACGAAAGTATGTTTTTCCGCTTTAGACGTATGTAAATGGAGCGTATAGATGTATGTTTTTGTTTCGGAAAATTGTGGCTCGAAAATCCCGATAGACATCCGTAGGACAAGAGAGCCTCGCGTGCGGGGGTAAATATGAGTACTATTGAAATAGTTAGAAATAGAGAAAAGAAATAGAGTCCCGAACGGAAATTTATGGATGTCATTTTCGACCTCGAAACACTCCTCACTGGCGTTCGGTGTTTTGACAGGCTTCGCCATCTTCGATGAGCTTCGCCTTGAGAGGCTGCTGTCGCAGCCTTTATTCGTTAGGAGATTCAGGAAATGAGAAAAACCTTTTCCAGTCGACACCGTTATAATGGTACAGTTCGGTTCTCGAGCTGTCTGTTTTATGACTTGATTTACATTTGATTTGACAAAAGATTTGATTTAGTCTGCATTTCTACTTTTTGGTGTTTAGGTTACTACTAAGGAAGTGTCTGGGGCATAAGGAGGGCGAGAGTCCTCCTTCTTTGCCCGTTTTTATTTTAAGGACAGTTGAACTCTCTCCTACCATATTTAAAATTTTTGAATACTTTTGCTCACAAAGAAAATTTAAACAAAGGAAGATTATGGAAAATAAAAACAAGAAAGTTTCTTTGGCGATGTTCGAGGAAACTGCCGCTAAAAACGGTTATGAAGTGTTCACTCCTGAGGAAGTATCAAGTTACTACAAAGAAGGACTCATGAAGAGTCGTAGTGGCGAATTAAGCGACCAGGAAAAAGAGGCTTTTGTCGCTGATGTAATGTATCTCCAAAAGGCTGTTTGCTCAGACGAACAGAACAAAGATGTCCTCCGCTATTATCGTAAGAAACAAGTTGCTTGGGAGCAGGCTGCGGATGGAACAATCATGAAAGGCTTGGAAGGAGTATATCTTGACACTCCTGAAAACCGTCGCTTGAACCGTGTTGGTCAAGCCTACTCTCCTACTGCTGACTTCCTGAAGTCTTTGACAGGCGATGAGTCAAAGGACGACATCGTAAAATCACTGGGTTCAGGTGTGTATGCTGATACTCCGGACAATCAACGTCTGGGTCGTGTCGGGAAACCGTATGCCAACCAAATCCCTAATGAATAATGAAAACGTTGCTCGAAAAATCGTTGAATAAGCATGACTTCCCTGAAAAGGAAAGGCAGGCTTTGGCAAAGGATGGCGAAGCCATGAAGGATGGCTCGTTTCCTATTCGTAACGGGCAGGACTTAAAGGATGCTATACGCAGTGTCGGCAGGGCAAAAGACCCTGCTGCTGCGAAGCGTTGGATTAAAAAGCGTGCTAAGGAACTCGGGAAGGAATCGCTCCTACCTGAAGATTGGGGATAATTCAAGAGTTTTCTTCGGGAAACTCTTTGATGATTCAAGATTTCGTAATATATTTGCGGTATCAAATTAAATGGTTGAAAAATATGGTTACATTGACAGAAAGAACAATAATGAAATCTCGTTCGGGTGTTTATTCAGACACCTCTGAGAACCGTCGTAAACATCGTGTGGGTCAAAAGTACGGTGCTGAGAAACAGCCCGAGGACGGTGAAAAGACTGAGAAGAAGGAAACTGACCCTGTGAAAGAACTCGAGGCTGTAAATAAGGTTATCGCTGCTATCAACGAGGGGAAACTGAATCTTCCGGCTGCGGAAGTGATGAAACTTTCGGAGAAGAAACAAAAACTTGAGGCTGCGAAGAAACAGGCTGAAAAGATTAGGCAATAAACCATTTACGCAAACTTATCTTTGTCTTTTCAAACATCGTACCTGTG